AACATTAGAAAATCCTGAATACACTGTTAAGGGAAACGATCCTTTATTTAATGCAGGAGTAGCACCAGAATACAATCCAATTCAAACAATAGATCCAAATTTAGATCTCACAATCGTGGATTTCGATACAGGAAATCCCATAGAAATTTCAGAACAAGAAAAAAAGCAGAATGCAAATAAGATAGTCAAAGAATTAACTAAACAGGGAATCACTGACAAAAGAGAACAGGCAAATCTTTTAGCTGTCGTAGAAACCAAAAGTAAATTAAGTCCCCGTGCTGTAAAAAATTACAGTAATGCATCTGTGCAGGATATTCGCAGTGAATTTGGGTCAAGGATTGACGATATATCAGATACAGAGTTAACAAATCTAAAAGACAACCCTTCAGATTTCTATGACGAGGTGCTGAAAGATGTAGGTGGTAGCGAATATCAGGGAAGGGGATTTGTTCAACTTACGGGTCGAGATAATTATGTAGAAGTGGGCAATAGATTAAACATGGATCTTGCTAATAATCCTGAACTTGCATTTGATACAGACACTTCTGCAAAAATAGCCGCCGATTTTTACAAAGACCAAAACTCAAAAACCAATCTCAAAAGCATAAGAAATTTGTTTAGTTCTATGTTTAGTTTTGATCCATTTACAACTACCGACCAATCCCTGCAATCTGGCGGCAAATCTATGCTGGAAAAAATACAGGCTTTAAGCGATTCCTGGTTAAGCCGATTAGAAAGTGCAGATCCTGTTCAGTTGTCCAACACCACTACTGAGATTGTGCAAGATAGAGATGGAGGCCTCAGAGGAACTAGTGATAAGCCATTGCCAACAGGAAGAAGTTTACCTAGCCCTAATAATAATTTAGACATTGACGACAGTCTTTTAAACGAAATAGATTCACTGTCAGATAGTCCGTATAATGAACTTCTTGCACAAGAATATCTGGGCGAAGACGATCAAGGTAATATTATAGATATAAACACAGGTGAAATTTTTGGGGAGAAGCCTCTTGACAGCGAAATAGTCTATGACACAGAGGGTAATGTGTCTTTAAATAGATCAGGTTGGCGATTTGTTAATAACGGAAGCGGAGCAATAGAAGAAAATGTATAGCTATTCACGTACCACAGTTAAAGATGCTCCGATTAGAGGATCAGGACCATACGAGGCAATGATAGTAAATCATTTAGATCCTTACATGCAAGGCAGCTTAGAAGTAGAACTTCTACGAAGAAATAGTGCAGCGAATTCGCCGCAACGCAGTGGGCAATTGGTTGTAGTAAAATACCTGTCTCCTTTTTATGGAGCTACTCCAGCTTCGGGTCTCAAAGAAAACGACGGATATGAAAACACCCAAAAGAGTTACGGGTTTTGGGCGGTGCCGCCAGATTTTGGCACACGTGTGTTAGTAATCTTTGCAGAGGGCAATCCTGCTTACGGTTATTGGATAGGTTGTATACAAGACAGTAACATGAATTTCATGGTTCCTGATGGGAGGGCAAGCACAGCTGCCACTACTGATGCCACACCCGGCGAACTCCAAGGTAAAAAACTTCCAGTTGGTGAGTACAATAAAAAGTTAGAAACTGGCGGCAAAATAGATCCTAATTTCTTTGACAAGCCCTACAATAAAGATTTCACCGGCGTATTGCAAACACAAGGGCTTCTGGATGATGAAGCTCGCGGAACAACCACGACCAGTTCAAGGAGAGAAGTTCCTAGCATGGTATTTGGGATAAGCACGCCCGGACCGTTGGATAAGCGCAGAGGCTCTCCCAAAGCAAAATACGGAACTACAGAAGATAGCGTAGAAATTCCATATAATAGATTGGGCGGATCCAGTTTTGTAATGGACGACGGTGATGAAAAATTCATCCGTGCAACTCATGCAGAAGATGGTCCTCCTATATACATTAATAGAACTAGAAATGAAGGCGGCGGCGACGAGACAATTCCTCAAAATGAACTCACACGAATCCGCACACGCACCGGACATCAAATACTGTTACACAATTCAGAAGACTTAATTTATATAGCAAACTCCAGAGGCACTGCCTGGATAGAACTTACTTCTGACGGAAAGATTGATATTCATGCCCAAGACAGCATCAGCGTAATGAGTGATAATGATATAAACTTCACCGCCGAGCGTGATTTCAACGTTGACGCTGGCAGAAATGTTAACATCAAAGCCAGTGCTCGTTGGAGTGATTTTAAAAGCGTGGAAGAAGATCTTGAAAGCGGTAGAGTACAGATAGAAAGTGCATATAACACAAATCTACATGTGGGCAGAGATTACAAGATAACAGTAAAACGAGATAAGCACCTATATATCGAAGATGAATATAAAACCAACGTAGGAGCAAGTATTAACACTAGCAGCGGCAGCGACATAATGATGAAAAGTGCAGGAAGCATACATACAAGTGCTGGCGGAAGTGTTTTTACAACCAGCGACGGTAGCACACATAATATAACTGCTGGAGATATGTACACTAAAGTCGAAGGAAAAATACATAACCGTGCAGGAGAAACAATACAGACAAATGCAGGAACAGATATTCATACTATAGCAGGTGATAATATTTACGTCAAAACCTTGACAGGTGAAATTCACAGCATTGCAGAAACAAATGCTTACACAAGAACAAAAACTGGGGACATGCATCACATAGCCGAAGGGGGTATTTTTACAGAAGCAATTACACTGGGAATTCATAATACCGCTGCAGTTGATATTAGGAATGCCGCAGGCAACACCATTGATCTACAAGCTGGCACTTTGATAGCAGGCGACGCAGCGCAGATACATTGGAATAGCAACAAGTCTGACACAGCTATAATTGCACAAGAGGCCTCGGATGCAGAAGCAGCCAAATATGCAGTGCAAGCAGAAGACCCAAAAAGTGATGCAGAACCTGTGAAACCTTTGCCTACTATTACACTGCCGTATGTGATGCCAGGTGTTGATCAGCCTATTCCTTATCCTAGTATTTTAGCAAGGGCGCCTCAGCACGAGCCATGGCCCCATCATGAAAATCTCAATCCCCTATCTTTCAAGCGTGACCAAACGGATAGGGAAGCAACTGGAGCATTAGTTACAGCCGATAGATTTGCTACTCCAGATACTTTTTTAAAGAATAAAACTATTGGCGAGTCTACTATACGAGTTATGGGCACCGGCGGCAATCTTAGCTCGCAAAACGTACCAGAAGACGGCGACGGAACGGGCTCCGACTATAGAAATAGTGACAGCTTTGATGATTCAGCCGGAATTGGCGAAGGACAAATTGATCCTAGGCTAAAAAATGAATCAGAAGTTACCGGATCGACGGATTTCGGTGAAGAAGGAACAGACAAATCAAACCTCAAATACGAAAACAAAAATGCGACTAGAAATCTAGCACTTGAACCTGCTCTTGAAAACCTGTTAATTAAAGTAGCCACAGAGTTAGACGTCACAGCACACATAACAAGTGGGGGTCAAATGCCGTATGACGAGTGTATTGCACGTGGTGGATATAAAGCGCAAAATTCCAAAAAATGGTACGTGGGCGGCAAAGCAGTGCGTACAGGATCAACAAGACACGACGGTGGAGCCGCCTGCGATCTTTACATTACCCGAGATGATGTGCAAATTCCAAGTAACAATCCTATATTCAACAAATTTGTAGAACTGTTTATGAAGTACGGCGGCAGAGCAGGAGGATCAAGTCCCGCTTATATGGGCCCATATGTAATGCATCTTGATATTGTAGGCTCAGACCGAGGGGGCGGCATTGTTTGGTTAAGCACAAGAGATTTTGAAAGGTCATTGCGCAAAGGACTTGCCCAGCAAACTGCGCCCATAAAGAGTGCATTTGTGTAGGTAAATAATGTTATGAGTTCGCTAGAAAAAAATCTATATAAAAGAATAATAGTTCCTGGCAAGCCAGAGAAACCAAAACCTAGCACATCATATAGAGGATTTTCTACTATAAACGATGCGGCTGATAAATTTGCTCTGTATGATTTCGAATTGATAAAGCAAAATATCATAAATCATTTTCATATTCGCAAAGGAGAAAAATTAAGCGACCCAGAATTCGGTACTATAATATGGGACATGTTATACGAGCCGTTCACGGACGCAGTAAGAGATGCTGTCTTGGATAATGTCACAGAAATCTGTAATTATGATCCTAGGGCACAAGTTGACCAAATTCTTGTGGATAGCTACGAAAATGGCATAGAAGTTGTGTGTTTCTTATCATATCTCCCCTTTAATATATCTGAACAATTGCAATTCAGATTTGATCAAGCCGCCGCATTAGATTAAATGCTAGTTTAATTTTTGCTGATAAATATCTTATATTAAAAGGATTATCTCTATGTCTTCTACTGATAGACAATCACGGTTACTAGTAACCGAAGATTGGAAGAAAATATATCAAAGTTTCAGAAATGCGGACTTTCAAAGCTACGATTTTGACAATCTCCGCAGAACAATGATAAACTATCTTAGACAGAACTATCCTGAAGACTTTAACGATTACATAGAAAGCTCTGAATATCTTGCACTGATTGATCTAATAGCATTCCTAGGACAAAATCTTTCATTCAGGGTTGATCTAAATGCCAGAGAAAATTTCCTCGAAACCGCAGAGCGTAGAGAAAGCGTTTTAAGATTAGCCAAACTTATATCTTATAATCCTAGCAGAAACAAACCCGCAAATGGATTATTGAAGTTCGATACGGTAACGACCACAGAATCTGTCAAAGACAGCACTGGTTTGGATCTGGCAGGAACCACAGTAACGTGGAACGACAGAGCAAATCCTAATTACTTTGAGCAGTTTATCAAAATAATAAATGCGGCCCTGCCACAAGGGGGCGGAGTAGGCAGCCCGATCAAAACAGCAGATATACAAGGCATAAGCACAGAACAATACAGATTTAATGCCCTTAACACTGACATACCCTCATATGGTTTTAACAAACCAGTAGAAGGCCTTACCACTAGATTTGAAGTTGTAAGCACTACTCTAAACGGAAACACAATTTTGGAAGAACCTCCTTTACCTGGAAACAGTCCTAGTTTTCTATACAGAGACGATGGTCAGGGTGCAGGAAGTTCTAATACTGGATTCTTCATGCATTTCAGACAAGGCACTCTAGAAAGTTCAAATTTCAACGTGCAAAATCCAATTCCTAATCAAGTTGTTAGCATAGATGACGAAAACATTAATAATTCTGATATTTGGGTGTATGGCACTGATTCCAATGGATTTGAAACTACTTTATGGACAAAATTAGATTCAGTAGAAGGAAACAATATTATCTACAACAGTATCTTCAAAGATACAAAAAATGTCTATTCGGTATCCACTAGGACTAACGATAGGATTAATTTGGTATTTTCTGATGGTGTTTTTGGTAATTTGCCGTCCGGCGGTTTCCGCATTTATTATAGAACCAGTGATAACAGGAACATGATAATCAGCCCAAGTGCTGTAACAAACGTAAACATTGAAATACCATATATTAGCAGAGCAAACAGACAAGAAATACTCACAATAGGCCTCAGCCTCAAAACTACTGTTAACAATTCTCGACCAAGCGAATCTAATGCTGATATCAAAGCGGATGCCCCGTCAACCTATTATACGCAAAACAGATTGATAACAGCCGAAGACTATAACATAGGACCGCTAGGTATCGATCAAGATATCATTAAGACCAAGACAGTAAATAGAATCAGCAGCGGAATCAGCAAATATTTGGATCTAAGAGACCCTACTGGAAAATATTCAACAACAAAATTATATGCCAGCGACGGAGTAATCTATAAACAGGAATATACAGACAAATTTAATTTTGATTTTGTCACCCAGGCAGATATAGAAGGAGTTGTATATACACAACTTGAGCCTTTGATAAACAGCGAAGAAATTAAATCCTTTTATCAACAGAATTTTTCAAGACAAGATGTTACAGAGCTTAATGCTGTTTGGAGACAGACCACAAATTCCACAAATAGAAGCACAGGATATTTACAAGAAATTCTAAACAGTAATCAGTTGTTAACCTCTGCCGCAGGAGTGCCGATTTCAAATGCTCAATTTTATCCTGTTGGATCGTTTGCCACAAACAATTTACAGTTTTTTGAAGTAGGTGCTCTTGTAAAGTTCAAAGCACCTCAAACTACCTCCACCGACGGCGCAATTGTTCAGCAGTATTTTTTAGAAAACAACACGCTCACAGTTGATTCCAACGCTTCCGGATCAAGTTTATACAAATGGGCAGTTGTGCAAGGAGTGAACGGTGACGGAACATTAATAGATGAAGACGGATTTGGAGCAATTACTTTCAATGATGTAATACCAGAGGGTTCTAAGGTCACTGAGATATTGCCCAGGTATGTTAGAAATGTAGGAGCAGATACCAAAAGACAAATCATTGACAGAGCGTTTGCTTACAGAGACTTCGGCTTAAGATACAGTCAGACAGAACGGCAATGGAAAATTATCACCGCTGAAGACATTAACACTTTTAGTGGATTTTCTCTACAGACTGAAGGAAACACCATAGGTGAAAATCTTGACACAAGTTGGTTGTTCTATTTTCAGACTGATGGGTCTAAGTACACTGTTACATATAGGGCTCTTAGGTATGTTTTTGAAAGCGCAGACGAAATAAAGTTTTATTTTGATAATGCTGACAAGATTTTTGACCCCAAAACAGGCAAAACACAAAAAGACAGTATCACGGTGCTGGGCATAAATCCAAGATCTAACTCACCTCAACCTTTTAATAAAGATTTTGTATGGAGCATATCAAATGCATATAAAGATGCAGGAGGTTACAACGACACGCGAAAAATACAGTTGGCATTGTTTGACAGCGACGATGACGGCATCGCAGACAATCCTGATATTTTTTCCGATATAGTGAATGAACGTGCAAAAATAGAAAATAGATTCATCTTCCAGGAAAAATATTCAAATTCCGACGGAGTAGAAGATTTTAGATATGTGCCTAATCCAGGAATTAAAGTCTTACAAAATGAAAGCACTCCAATACAGCCCAGCGCAGAATCAGATGGGCAAGTTTTCTATTTTGTAGATTTTGATCTCTTCAAGGTTTTAGATAAAACACAAAATAACATGACAGTTAGCACCAATTACCGTGCATTTGTAGGTAGAGATAGATTGAAGTTTGAATATGTTCATGTTGCTGATCAAAATTATAGAATAGACCCTGCACGCAGCAACATACTTGATACTTTTTTGCTCACAAGGGGCTATGATAATGAAATGCGCAGTTATTTGCGCGGAGAAATTAATAATAAACCATTGCCGCCCAGCACCGACGAATTGTTTAGATCTTACGGTAGTGAAATTAACAAAATCAAAAGTATAAGCGACGAGGTTGTATATCATCCAGTTAAGTATAAAATACTTTTTGGAAGCAAAGCAGACAGCGATTTGCAAGTTACCTTTAAAATTGTCAAGAACAGTGAGGTAGCCGTTAACAATAATGAACTAAAGGCAAATGTAATAGATCTAATCAATAGATATTTTTCTATAGAAAACTGGGATTTTGGTGAAACATTTTATTTTCAAGAGTTAGCAACCTATGTAATGAATAATCTGAGTCCAGATCTAGTCAGCTTCATCATAGTGCCGAAAAGAGCAGATCAAGGATTTGGAAGCTTATTCGAAATTAAATCTGAAACTGACGAAATATTTGCCAATGGTGCCACAGTGAATGACATCGAGATTATAAATCAACATACTGCTAGCAATCTGCAGAGTAATGGCAAAGTTATCACCAGTATTTCATCTAATGCCACAGGAATACAAACACGCTCTCCTAGTGATCCAACAACCTTGCCTAGCACTACAGCAGGATCAGTGCTAGAAACCGGCAACACAGCGGGTACACTGAATCCTCCTTCACCACTGGAAGAACTAGATCTGTCTGAAAACGCAGATCCGTTTGAAGACGCAATCGGAAATACTGCTCCAATAGATCCGACATATAATTTAAGAGTCATTCAAGTCAATAACACCAGCATTGCGGAGGACAATACAGGACCATTTGTTATACAAGAAGGTGATTCGTTTGTGATACAGCTGACAACCACTGATATATCCAACGGACAGACTATACCATACAATATATCTGGTTTAGATACATTTGATCTCAATGAGGCACCGCTCACTGGACAATTTGTGATACAAAATAACACAGCTATAGCAGGATTCCAGTTGAGTGACACAATTGCATCTGATCGTCCTACAGTTTTCAAATTGACTTTGAATGATCAACAAGTTTCCATAGAATTACCCATAGCAGGTTTACAGGCATAAGGATAATAATTAATGTCATCTAATGAACAAAATGAATTTGGATCACCAACTCCAGGAGACAACAATCGTCAGAGTGCTCGTTTTCTCCCTAGATTCTTTAGATCAGAAGCCAATCTAAAATTTCTACAAGCAACAGTTGATCAGTTGACCCAGCCGGGTGTGGCAGAAAAACTGAGCGGATTCTTTGGTAGGACTATAGCGAAAGGATTTAAGTCTGAGGATAATTATATCGGTGATGTCAACAAAGACAGATTGGATTATCAGTTCGAACCTGCACTGGTTATCAAAGACGTATTTGACAATGTAACGTTCTACAAAGATTACAATGATTATATCAACACATTGAAGTTTTTTAATGTAAACACCGCTAATCATGACAAAATTAATCAACAAGAAAGTTATCCGTGGAATCCTAACATAGACTGGGACAAATTTGTAAATTTCAGAGAGTATTATTGGTTACCAGACGGTCCACTCAGCGTTCCGGTTCAAGGACAGGCTAGAGATGTCACTAGTACATTTACGGTAACCGTAGAGGAAGCTGATGGAGATTTTGCATTTGTTTTTAACGGCAAAAATACAAGAAATCCAAGCCTTAGATTATTCAGAGGACAAAAATATAGATTTGAAATAGACACACCAGGGCATCCTTTTGCCGTTGCAGTAACAAGAAGTTTCACACCGGGCAACGCCGTAATTGTTGCCACACGAGAAGGTATTCGCCAAGACGGGTTATTTGATAGTCAACTGTATGGGGAAACCTACGACATTGGAGATTGGTTGGTTTTGCCACAGAGCGGTAGTGTTACATTTGAAGACGACGAAAATGTAAGCACTTTGTATCCTGATGGAATCCGCTACATTTCTGAAGCCGGCAACGAAATTGCTAATGTCTATATTGAAAAAGGAATACTGGAATTTACAGTGCCTTTTAATTCTCCTGATCGTCTTTATTATATTTCACAAAACAGCATAGATACCAGCGGTTTATTCAAAATATACGATATCGAAGAAAACAGCTTTCTTGATGTAGAAGAAGACATTATAGGAAAAAAATATTACACAAGCTCTAACGGAGTTGAATTTACTAATGGTTTAAAAGTGTCCTTCAGGGGAAATACACAACCAGAAGAATACAGCTCGGGCGAATACTATGTAGAAGGTGTCGGTAATTCAATTAAGTTGATCCCCAAAGAAAATTTAACAATAACCACATCATTTAACAATGATGTCCTACAACCGTTTGACGAGCAAGCGTTTGACGAGCTACCTTTTGGGTCAGCAAAGTCTTATCCGATCAAAAAAGATTATCTCACAGTCAGTCGAGAAAGTGCAGATCTTAATGCATGGAGTCGCAGTAATAGATGGTTTCATAGAACAGTCATAGAGGATAGTTTTAGATATAATGAAATTCCTATTGACTTGAAAGACAGCCAAAAAGCCAAAAGACCGATAATTGAATTCGAGCCCGGTTTAAAGTTATATAATTACGGAACATTTGCAAAACAATTTGTAGACGTAGTCGATACATTTACCAAAGATGTTTTTTCTACCATAGAAGGCTCTGTTGGTTACAACATTGACGGTGTTGATCTAATAGAAGGCATGAGAGTTTTGTTTACTGCTGATACGGACGTCTTGGTAAATGGAGCAATATATGAAGTGAAATATGTAAACATTGACAACGCAAACAGAATCACCCTTATACCAACACTAGATACACTGCCACAACTTTTTGAAAATGTCTTAGTTCAGCAAGGTAAAACCTATGCTGGTAAAATATTCTTTTATAATGGATCTACATGGAAACTTGCACAAGACAAAACAGATGTTAATCAGGCACCTTTGTTTGACTTATGTTGTCCCCAAGGTGAGTTTTATGGCGATACTGAAATTTTTAATTCCACTTCATTCAAAGGTTGCAAGGTATTTTCTTACAAGCAGGGATCTGGAGCGGTTGACCCGGAGTTAGGATTTCCACTGAGTTATAGAAATATCAATAATACCGGGGATATAGTATTCGACTTTAATTTACTTACAGACAGTTTTAATCTGCAGATTAATGAAGAATTAGTTACAGTAAAAACCGATACAGCATTCTTAAGAAAATACTCTGACAGAACAAATTTCGTTTATCAGAATGGTTGGAGCAGTGTACCTGTTATCAGCAAACAAAAGGTTCTAAGACAATACACTGTAAGTCCTAGCCAAAGATCTGTTTTTGAAATAGATGTATATGAAAATGCAGCAATACTAGAAGATCTAGAAGTAAGCGTTTTTGTGAATAATGAAATTAGAACTGACTACAGCATTGATGTTTCCGGCGATCGTGTTGTGGTTCGTTTTACAAATTTGTTAGAGCTTGATGACGTAGTCTTATTGAAGACGCATTCATCTGCAGCTAAGAACAACACCGGACTTTATGAAATACCTAGCAATCTTGAAAAAAATCCTCTAAATGAAGACATTGTTGATTTTACTCTTGGTGAAGTGATAGATCATGTAGGCAGTATGATAGAAGATATTCCTGATTTTGCAGGAACATTTCCTGGAAATAGCAATATTAGAGACCTGGGTAACTTGGATATATACGGAAAACGCTTCCTTAAACATTCCGGTCCTTGGAACCTGCCTGCATTTAGCATCACCAGCAAAGAATTTAACATTGTAAGAGCAATCGAATACGGCAAAACAGAATACAGCAAGTTTAAAAGAAATTTTATTAAGATTGCAACTGATCTAGGATTCACTGGAGAAACCAAACAGCACGTTGATAAAATATTAACAGAACTTAATTTAGAAAAAGTAAGCACACAACCATTTTATTTCTCTGACATGGTAGGCTATAAAAGCGGCAACTCCATTCAATACGAAGTAATAGACGAAGAGAATCCATTTTATAATCTCACAGAGTTGTTTGCATTAGATAATCTCAACAATCAAGCGGTTAACATTTATTTAAACGGTGCTCAATTGTTATTCGACAGAGATTATTATTTCACCGCAGAAGGTTTTGCATATATCGACGCTGGTCAAAAACTTGGCGACACGATTGAAATTGTTGAATATAGCTCCACAGATGGAAGTTACATTCCGCCTACGCCTACAAAATTAGGACTTTATCCAAGATTTGAACCTGAAATAACCATAGATGAACAGTGGTTAGACAGCACCGCAGATAATGTTGATGCCAGGATAGCCCATGCAATTTATGGAGAAAATCTCAATAATCATTTGCAAAGAGGTTGGTTTTATCCAGTTTATCTCGATCGCAAAACTGCCATGCAAAATGATGCCAACGAAACTGTTGTGGTGTTACGTCTTAAAGGATCAAGCAAAGTCTTTTATGCACCGGCTAATAAGTTTGTAGCAGGATCGCTTACTCCCACAGAAGAATACAAAGAATATCCTATTGGCCATGCATTTGTTACCGGACACGACGGAAGTTTTACAAAGTGTTATAAAGATTATAGAGATATTCTTTGGTTGGAACTTGAAAAAAGAATATACAACAACATCAAAATCGATTATGCAAAGACCCAGATAAACATTCATGATTACGTGGGAGGAAGATTCCGTGACACCGGATTGACGGATTCAGATATAGACAGGATTCTCATTAAAGATTTCACAGCTTGGAATAGAATCGTCAAGGCTGATTACACAGAAAATAAGTTTTTCCAAAATCAAAATCAATTCACTTTCAATTACAGTCAAACAAGCTCTGTGGTTGATGACAGAAATCTTCCGGGATTCTGGAGAGCCGTTTACAAAGATGCATTTGATACCGATCGTCCGCACACACATCCTTGGGAAATGCTAGGGTTTACTCGCAAGCCTATCTGGTGGGAGACACAATATGGAGCACCACCGTACACAAGCAACAACACAATTCTGTGGCGCGACCTTGAAGACGGCGTTATTAGAAAGCCCGATAGCACACCTGTTTTAGATTCTAAATATACTAGACCAGGTCTTAGAGATTTTTTACCTGTTGATTCGCAAGGACAATTGAAGCCTCCAGTAAGCGCAAATTATGCAAAAAATATTATTGTGCGAAATCTTGATGACAGTTTCAAGTTTGGAGATAATGCTCCTGTAGAATCTGCATGGAGAAGAAGTTCTGAGTATGCGTTTTCTCTCATAAAGGCAATTTTATTGAATCGTCCTTCAGACTTTTTAGGAAAAGGTTTTGATGTTGCAAGAATACAGAGAAATCTAGCAGGACAATTTGTTTACACGGAAACTGGAAAAAATACCCAATTGACTAATTTGGTATTTCCTAACACATACTCGGACAATTTCCGAATACCCACAAGCGGGCTTGTAAATTACATATACAATCTCATAGGAAGCAATGTATTAAGTGTATACGATGACTACAAAAACAATATCAAAGCAATAAGAAATCAGCTGGGTTTTAAACTTGGCGGATTCACAGACAAACAAAAAATAAATTTAATTTTGCAAAGCAAAAGCCCCAGTGAGGAAAATTCACAAGGTTTATTTGTACCACAAGATAATTTTGAAATATTCCTTAACACAAGCAGTCCTATTGACAATGTAAATTACAGTGGTGTAATAATCGAGCTACGGGCCGATGGATTTATTGTGCAAGGCTATGACTCTGAAACGCCCATATTCAAATACTACAAGACCATCTCCACGCAAGGCGACCCTACTGTGGTTGTAGGCGCAGAAGCAGAAGATGTTGTACAATGGACACCTAACAGGGTGTATGTCAAAGGACAAATTGTAGAAAATGCGTTTGCATATTACAGAGTTACCCAGGATTTTACCAGTGGCTCTTCATTTGACCTAGAAAATCTAGCAAAATTAAGCGAACTTCCTGTAACAGGAGGCCAGCGTGCACAGTTTCGAAATGGTTTTGATAAAAATTTCATACTGGAATTAACATACGGATCCAAGTTAGCAGATGTGCAAAGTGTGGTGGACTTTATATTAGGCTACGGCGAATACCTCAAAGATCAAGGATTTATTTTCGATTATTTTGATACAGATTTTCAAAAAGTTGAAGATTGGAAGACTGCTGCCAAAGAGTTTTTATTCTGGAGTGCCCAAGGTTGGTCAGAGGGCACGGTCATTAGCGTTAGTCCTGCAGCTTACAAACTCATGCTGAAAAGAGACTTCAGTGTAGCAGATGACATTTTTGATCGATTTTATGAATACAGCTTGCTATCAGAAAACGGGAATCCTTTGCCTAGGGAATTTGGCACCATTCTCAGAGAAAAAAACAGTTTTAGTTTGTCAGTAGATAATACCGACAATGGCATATATAATCTCACTGTGCCCTTGGTACAAAAAGAACATGTGGTGTTACTGGATAATAAAACAGTTTTCAGTGATATATTATATCAACCATACAGCGGTTATAGACAAGAAAGAATCAAGGTTCTAGGTTTTAGAAGTGACAACTGGAACGGAAGTTTGAATATTCCAGGGTTTGTTTTTGATGATGCAAAAGTCACAGAATGGGAGCCGTGGCAAGATTACGAAATAGGCAGTCTGGTTAAACACAAAGAATTCTTTTATGTTGCTATAGAAACAGCATATGGGTCTGCAGAATTTAACTTCAATTTCTGGAATAGGCTATCGAATCAACCCGAACCGCAACTGATGACAAATTTTGATTTCAGAGCAAATCAATTCACAGACTATTACGATGTTGACAGTATAGGATTTGACAGAGACCAACAGAGACTTGCACAACATCTTATTGGCTACCAAAAAAGAGATTACCTGGCTAACATAATTAATGATGACGTAAGCCAATTCAAATTCTATCAAGGATTTATCAAAGACAAGGGAACAAGAAATGCTATAGATAAATTGTTTGATGCTCTGGGCGGTAACGAAAGCGGCCTAGATTTCTACGAAGAGTGGGCTGTACAGAGCGGTATTTACGGACAGTCTGATAAAATACGGCAATTAGGTATACCTTTAAAAGAAGATAAAATACTGGAAAGTCCACAAGGTATAGAACTTGTAGATTATATTCCCAATGACATTTTTGATACAACATATAGAGTTCGTCCCGATGATCTTATAACACGACCTGAAGATTTTAGTATAAATTGTTTCCCTACAAAACAGCTAGATGAATATATACTCACAGGCGGATATGTTCATGAAGATGACATAGACTATAAAATTGAAAGTGTATTAGAATTGCAAAATGTAGATGTAAACCTTATGAACATAGGTGAATACATTTGGGTCACTGACGTTTCTCCTAATGATTGGAACGTGTTTAGAATTATAAATTCCAATATCACTGTTAATTCGCTTACTGTAAATCCTGAACAAAATACGTTGGGAGAAACCACAGCTACAATAGAATTTGCATCCACCGAGTTACCTGATATACGAGAAAATGACGTTATTGCTATATTGGGTGCACAATTATACGATGTAACCGGTTTTTACCAAATTACAGAAGCAGTGTCTGGAAATATTTTAGTTATCGAAATTCCAGAAGATAACAGCTTCCAAGATTTTGTTGATGAAGAATTTGAGTGTGTGGTCCTTAAGAGCGAACGGGTAGACTCTTTTGCTAATTTTAATGACGTTGCCCAAGAATCGAGACTGGATGATCAAAAAGTTTGGGTGGATTCGTTTAGATCTGATCTTGAATGGGCAATGTTGCAAAACACAAAAGTCTATTCTAAAATTACAGAGCAAATTAATCCTAATGACATAGAAGATTCCAGTGCCGCGCAGGACGTTTCTAATAGATTCGGAACCGATATTGCTAGTTCAAACGATAATAGATTTGTTTTTGTAAGTGCACCTGGATTCGCAGACGGAGAAGTATACTTCTATAGAAGAAATCAAGACACAGACGAATTAGTATTAAACGATTCTATAAACAATCCTGGATTTAATTTATATCAATTAGAACAAAGCAATTTTGGTCAAAGCATTTCTGTCAGTGACGACGGAGAATATCTTGCGATCGGTGCACCAGCTGCCAGCGAAGTAAAGACAAAATACAAAAAAGATTGGTTATCTACTAGAGAATATGCAAAAGGCGATATTGTGAGACATAAAGGCTCACTGTGGCGTGCACAGAGGACCATACTTCCGGAAGTCGGTGACAAAAAATACAAAACATTTGACAGTCACTATTTAATGGAAGATAGGAAGAATGACAGTGCAGTTTTGCAAACGCTAATAACTGGTTCTCCTTTGTTGCCAGGCCGTCAGGTTAACCACCTACTTGTGAGAGCACCTGCTGATTTGTACTTGGCATCGACGCCCGGAGATTGGTTAAAGCTAGCATGGAATGAGTTTACTTATTTTAACGGACAAATAGATACAGCACGTTATCCTTTTGACAACACCATACAGCAAATAGGATTCGACGGCCAAAATAATTTCCTAGATGGCTTCCATCAAATCAAAGAAAAAGTTGACAAGATATTTTTCTTACCACAATTTGATATTTTACTTCAAGTAGGAGACACAGTGCAAACCAACAGCGGTTTTGCAATAGTTTGTTATGTGGATTTTAGATTGGGCGACATGACAATATACCTTAAGGATATACGCGGCAATTTCGATGCCACGGGCACACTTGAAAGATTTAATTTTAGAGATGCCAGTGTTGAGATCATTGGCGAATATCAAGAAATAGATTATGGCTTTGTTGAGGATTTCAATGGTTTTTGGGCTATTGCGTTGGACTCTTCCGATGAAGGTATTGCATTTAACGACAATAACACAAACTATTTTACCGACGATGTTTATTTTGACGAAGGCAAAGGCCTAGTTATTGCTGATTTAATCAAAGAATCGGTATATCCTGCTCAGAAAAACAGAAACACATACCTCAACATCACTGATGAAATAAAGCGTCTAGGGACCGTTACAACCACAAACTTGAAAGCAAGCATGTTACATAATCTAGGCGAATACTGGGTAGCACGTATGTCTACTTCGGTCACTGCGGAACTTTCTCAAAGAGACACAGTTGGATTTTATCTTAACGACGAAATATCAACACCTTATTTTGACCGAGTGGCAGAAATAGGTCTTGAATTTAGCCAACTTAATAAGATTGATCATGTCATTGAAGACATATGGGACGGGTACATTGATGTGACCGTTAATGCAGAAGATCCTAATACACGCGAACTTTTGTTATTTGCAGAAGGCGATATCGTGCGAGACAAACAACGCCCATTTAATATTTTCCAACAACCTGCAGATATTCCTCTTGATTTAGGCAACGAAGCAGAAGTTGTGTTTGTAAAAAATAATATTGGTGGCAGATTTGATAGACAAAGAATTTATATTAGAATACTCAACGGAAATTGGAACCTGCAAAATAATATCGCTGTAACAAATATTTCCAGAGAAAGACAGGAAAATGGAAACCTCGTAGAGAGGATTATGGGAGACATTGTTGATTACAGGAATGATGTAGTGGTTCCAAACAGCAATGCAGGTATAGGAAAATTTTTAGTAGTAACCAGCGAGACTGTTTCGGGAGTAGATTTTGAAATTCAAGATGCAGAATATCACATCAACAGTTTTTCAGAGTTAGATGCTCCGGCAATACCACCAAGTGTACCAAGCAGTTTAAACAGAGATTACGAACAGGTCTTTAATATTTCTGCTAACACTGCTGGCATTGCAGGAGAGCAAAATACCGGTGCGGTTGTTATTTTAAGAAAGTCTGGACCAAATGCATATTCGTTAAGCAAAGTGATTACCAGTGAGAAGAATTTCGACATTGAGAATGCAGAATTTGGCAAGCAAGTGCGACTTGTTCAAAATGGTATAAATTACAGCCTGTATGTTTCCAGCAATGCCAATAACAGCGAATCTGGCTTTGTGGAAATTTTTGAACATGGGCCTGTTGCGGATTCGAATTTCAAAGGAACGTGGAATCCTGATTTGCCATATGTCAAGGACGACGTAGTGTTGCATCTGGGTAATTACTATCTAGCAAAAATTAACATTAACACACAAACACAAACAAGTATATTTAACACGAATTTTTGGACGGAAATTTCTTGGAGAAGATCAACCGATATAGATTTTAGAGGACAATGGACCCCCGGCGAAGAATACATAAAAGACAGTGTTGTGCAATATGAAAATGAGCTATACGTTGCGCTGACAAATATATCCTCCGCAAACAGTCAACAAAATCCTCAATTAGACAGCGACAGATGGCTGAGAAATAGCGAGTCTATCGTGATTGACGGATCTATAACCGATTCCAGTGTGGACGAATTTGCAGAGGAGTTTGCAATAAACAACAGCGGCGACGTTTTAGTAATTAAATCCAAAACACTGTCACCTGATCCTGTCACACAATTTTCGATTTATAGAAAAGCTCTGTCAGGAAATTATGTAAAACAAGATGCCACAATCAACATTCAATCTAGCGATGTAAATTTTGACCTTGACTATGAAGGCAACACATTGGCACTGGGTATTCCAGACAATAATGACGCAGGACAGAATGTTGGAAAGTTGATCATTTACAACTTGTCAGATCAAAGCCAAACTGTGATATATCCACCTGCCATTGAAAACCTAAGAAGCTTCGGTTACATGGTAGCATTTAATCAAACCAGCTTAATTGTAGGTGCAATTGATTTAGTTAGCGACCAAGGAAAAGCTCTGGTTTACGAAGTACTGAGAAACCAATTTATATACAGCGAGATAATTGCATTTGACCGCCCTGTGGATTCAACTTCACAAAAATTGCATGGAAGGAACAATCACATTTATGTTGGTGTACCTAACAGTGAAAATAATCTGTTTACGGGCTCATTTGTGGACTTTAGAAAAGATCAAAACAGTTTGGGTTGGACGGTTGCAAGGGAATTGATTCCATCGGTTGATCTAGAAAAAATCAACGGCGTATTCCTATACAACAAGAGAACAGAACAAAAAATTACTAGCCTTGATTACATAGATCCTGTACAAGGAAAAATTGCAGGACCAGCAGAACAAAACATCAGTTACAAGGTTCCTTACGATCCTGCACAATACAATGTAGGAGATACGGCCAACGATGTTAACTGGGCAGAAGAACATGTGGGCAAGATATGGTGGAACACCGGCAATGCTAGGTTCACTTACGCATACCAAGGTGATATAAATTATCAACGGTCCAATTGGAACGAACTACAACCGGGCGCAACCGTGGATGTATATGAATGGGTAGAATCTAATTTATTGCCCAGTAGTTGGGACAGTATAACAAACACCGCTCAAGGGGATGTGCTAGGCATTACAGGTGTAACACTATACGGCAACGACAGATACAGCAAACGTTTTACCTATGACAGAGAAAGTCAGACATTCAGAGAAGTGTACTATTATTGGGTAAAGAACAAAAGAACAGTGCCTAATATAGAAGGCAGAACGCTTTCTGCATTGGATATTGCGAGGCTTATTGCTCAACCAAGGGAACAAGGCTATCGTCATGTAAATTTCTTGTCCGACAACAGATTGGTTTTAAACAACTGCAAGCCTTTGATAGAAAACGAAGATGTGGTTTTGAATATCGATTATGTTTTGGACAAATTGGATGACCAAAACACTCACAGTGCCTATCAGATAATCACAGATGGTTTAGCATCCAGTGTTCCGCACACTGACATCGAACAGAAATGGTTTGACAGTTTGATAGGCGTAGATAAAAATCAAAAGTCTGTTCCAGACATCAGCCTACCTGAAAATCAAAAATACGGTGTACAAACAAGACCTCGCCAGTCAATGTTTAGAAACAGACCTGAGGCACTTAAACAGGTTATTACGAGAACAAATATTGCGTTAGAATCTAACTTGATTGTAGATGACAGAGACATCAGTGATTTGTTACAAGCAGACGAGATTCCTAACCAAGCGTCTGGTCTTTACGATCTAAGTGTTGATACAAAAGACGAAATGCTGCTTTTAGGCGTTAAGTTCACACAAGCCGAATTAAAGCCGGTTATAATAAACGGAAGAATTATAAGGGTAGAAATCATAAACAGAGGTAGAGGTTATAAACTTCCGCCTTCTTATGTTGTGCAAGGAACTGGTTCAGAAGCAGCAATTGACCTTGATATCAATAATCTTGGCCAGATAACTGCTGCCAGGGTAACCAATCCTGGAAAAAATTATGATGGTAACACAAAAATAACAGTAAGGCCTTTTGCGGTTTTGGTCAACACCGATGAGGATGCACAAGGCAGATGGTCCATTTACAATTACCAATCTGACAATGATAGTTGGTTTAGAACACGTATTCAAACCTTCGATGTAAGCAGATATTGGGAGTATGCAGATTGGTATGATCAAGGATTCAATCAACTCTCAGAAATTGATCATTATGTTGATGCACAGTATCAACTAAATGCGTTAGAGGATAACATAGGGGATACAATTAAAATAGCCAATGTGGGATCTGGAGGATGGTTGCTTCTCAGAAAAATAAACAATACCGATCAAAACTCCGCTGTGGACTACGAAGTAGTGGGCAGACAGAACGGAACAATCCAGTTCAAAGCCAGCTTGTATGATTACAATCTAGGAGGTCCAGGCTTTGATAATCGCAGTTTTGGAGAATTATTCTATGATGATACTCCCACTACCGAACTGAGGATTATTCTAGAAACCATAAGAGATAAATTGTTTACAGGAAATCTGCGCACAGAATATAACCAGCTATTCATAGCCAGTCTACGTTATGTTTTGAACGAGCAAAAAAATCCAGATTGGTTTTTCAAAACCAGCTTTGTGAAATTAGCCCACTCAGCAGGCACCCTAGACCAAGATTTGACCTATAATTTTGACAACCTTCAAAGCTATGTAGATTATGTGAATGAAGTAAAACCGTTCAGTACCGTAGTTAGAGAATTTGTAAGTCATTATACCAAGAATGAAGATTCAAACACTTCAGTGTCTGACTTTGATTTGCCTGCGTCCTACAACTTGTTGTCAGAAAAAATAGAGCCTGTGGATGTGTTTGTAACCGAAGGCATTGCTGTGCACGACAGCGAATTGCTGGAAAAATATCCTAGGAAGTATTGGTTGGATAATTTTGGCTATTCGATAACAGAAATATCTTTGATAGATGGAGGTAGCTTATATACTACCGCTCCTAGGGTAACCATAACCGGCGGGTTTGGCAAAGGTGCAAAAGCCCAGGCGTTTATTGGATATGGCAGTGTTACAAAGATAATTGTAACCCATCCTGGCACCGGATACACAAAGCGCCCGACGGTGGAAATTCAACCTCCGCCTAATTCAGCTGGTACTACAGCAAGAGCAGTTGCGAATTTAGGAGATTCGCCTGTAAGATCAGTTAGCACAAGATTGAAATTTGACAGAAATACTATTTCGAATCTTTATACAGCTGAGACTCTTGCAGAGACAGAAATATTCACGGGCACGGGTGCAGACACAGACTTCACTTTGAAATGGCCAATGGATTTAAAAACCACCAGTATCTCTGTAACCATTGACGGACAGGACATTTTCCAAAGCCAATTTGAAATTGAAAACACAATTGACAGTAGTAAATCCTATACCAGACAGCTTGGAAAAATCAGATTTGCTAATCCTCCTGCTAAAGATGCTGTGATTATAATAAATTATCACAAGAATATTTCTTTGCTTAATGCGGTTGACAGAATAAAATTTGCATATACTCCGGATACAGGAATGTTTGGTGCACCGAAACTAGACGAGAACAAGTACGATTATAGTCAGCTAATGGAAGGCGTAGACTTTGGCGGAGTGGAAATCAAGAGCTTTGATTTTGTTACCAGTTCTGGTTGGGACACAGAAGGTTGGTTCAACGACATTTGGGACGACGCTGAACCACCAGAAGACGAAGTTGTAACACTGGATGACTCCACAAATATTATCATATTAAACGAGCCTCTAGAAGACGGTGTAACATACAACATATATCGTGTAAGTTATAAGGTTAACACAGACGGCATAGAAGAAATATACTCTAACGTAAGATTGGACGATCCAAACTTCGGCACGCCAGGCCAGACAAATTTAAATGCTGTGTGTGCGCCTTTACAAGGAGACGGAAGTACCCAAGTGGTGGATTTGGATGACCTTGGAATTCGCGTAGATCCCCAGGCAGAAGAAGACAGGGTCACAATTGTTGTGAGAAAAACTACTAGCGATGGCGCTATGACTCCGGATAGAAACATTTATGATGCAGACATAGATGGTGGTAGGTTAGATTATGGTAATGCAAAAGGTGTAAATGCGGAAGAAATTGTTATAGATGGCGACGGATTCGTCACCGAATTCAATGCCGGCGGCGTAGAAGAACTGGTTCCTGGACAGATATTGGATACTTTAGATATGCAAGTCACAACCAAAGGAGATGACTCAAGCACCGTGGTTAAGTATAGAATATTCAAAGACATATTGAACAGAACCAGTTATAAGAGAATTGACACGGCCGCCACTGTATTGACAGAGGCCCTAGGACAAGATGATCTCAGCATTGTGGTTGAAAGCACAGAAAACTTGCCCACTCCAAATCGTAATCGTAATTTACCAGGCGTGATTTGGTTAGGAAAAGAAAGAATAGAATATTTTGTAAAAGAAGAAAACAAGCTGAGACAAATACGCAGGGGTACACTAGGGACCGGAGTTGCAAATGTCCATCCAGTAGGCACGGAAGTATATGACCAAAGTGCGCTGAAAAACATACCATATAGAGATCTAGAACAAACTCAAACTGCAACTAATGTAGACGAAGTTGTGCTTAATTTCCGTCCTGCATCAGCCTCAGAATTTGAGATGTTTGTTAACGGAATTCGTTTAAATGGGCGCGATGTTGCTGAGTTTGATCCTGCTAAAGATCAAGATTCCCCAGAAGGCGATGTAATTCGCGCGGCAGATTTTGAATTGGATTACTCCAGCGAAGATGGAGATGTCAAGGTAATAATAACGAATTCTGATATTTTGGAAATGTCCACAAAAAATATCGTTATCGTAAGAAAGGCAGGCAGCCTATGGCAAAACCGCGGAGAGTCACTGGCTGAAACAAATACAAATATAGGATTTTTCTTAAGATCTGGAAACTAATAAATACACGTATAGGAAAACACAAATGAACAGTCTAAAAGATTTAAATGGAATTTCAGTGCAAGGTCATATAAAAATCTATGATCCGCAGAGCCAAGAAATTTACATCGAAAAAAGAAATGCAATCCATTACGAAAATATGAGTGTGGCCTTGGCAGAAAGTATTGCTAATCTAGGTCAAGGATTTATCTACGAAATCAGTTTCGGAAATGGAGGAACCAGTGTTGACCCAACCGGAATAATAGCATACTTGACTCCTAACAGCACCGGAACCAACGCAGATTTATACAATCAGACATATTCCAAAGTGGTAGTAGATGACGGTACGCTGAACACAAATCCTGCACAGAACTTTATTGAAACAAGACATGTAAGCGGAACGAATTACACAGATGTTTTGGTAAGCGTGTTGCTAGACTACGATGAACCAGAAGGCCAAGAAGCCTTTGATAATGCCACTGATATGGAGAGTAATTTTGTGTTCGACGAACTCGGACTGAGAAGCAGATCCGCCGACCCTAATGGCACCGGTAGGCTTATCACCCATGTGATTTTTCATCCCGTGCAAAAAAGTCTCAACAGACAAATTCAAATCGATTACACTGTGCGAATTCAAAGTCTGAGCGGAGGTAATCTATAATGCCCTACAGTATTAGATTCACAGATTTTCAAAACAAAGGCGAAATAGTAGTAGAAGATAGCACGTTAAACACAGACACAAGCCTAAGCATTCCTGGCAAAGGTGCCACAGGATATGGAAAATCTGTGGCAGAGAATTTCCTACATCTTCTAGAAAATTTCGCAGGGTCTAATGAACCTACTAATCCGATAGAAGGTCAACTATGGTACGACACTAGCAATGGTGTCGACCAACTTAAAATTTATGATGCTACCCAATGGAGAACTGCTAGCGGATTTACCAAAAGTGGAAGCCAACCTGCCGCGTCACAGAGCGAAGCAGGAGATCTATGGGTAGATGTTAACAACCAACAATTATTTGTTTACACCGGAAACAGTTGGCAACTTATTGGACCAGAATTTGGTTCGGGTTTGCTTACTGGAGGCCAGGCAGAAAAAGTCATTGACATTGACAATATTGAAAGACAGGTATTCACTGTAAAGATTGACGATGTACCTTTTCTAATCTTAAGTGGCATTGAGTTCACTCCAAAAGCCAAAATTCCAGGATTTACAACTATCAAACAGGGGTTCAACCTAAAGAATGACAATCCACTGGTCGCAAATAATCCCATTAAATTTGTCGGTGTAGCAGAATCTGCTAAATCTTTGACCGTAGAAACAGATTCAGGGTCACAGAATGTGCAGTCTGAAAACTTTATTAGAAAAGACGCCCCTGGGATAATAGATGAGACGCTGAAAATTAAGAACAATGCAGGTATTAATGTAGGAGTTGATGATCAATTTGGTCTAGTAATTAACCAGAACAGTGTTGAGTTGCGCAATAATGTAAACGTAAGTTCTGTAGACGTCATCCTCAGGGATAGAAATGCATTTAATAACATTCTCAGGGTCAAAAGTGATAAAAGAGTGGGCATTAATAATTTGGCGCCTGAAGCTGAGTTGGATGTGGTGGGTAACATCAAAGTATCTCCATTTTCTGACAATGTTGACAGCGGAAAAATTCTAATCACAAACAAGACAGACAGCACTGCATTTGACAGCGGTTCATTTGTCACACAAGGCGGCGCTGGCGTTGCGATGAATTTGAATGTAGGCGCCGATCTAGGAGTGAACGGGGTGAGCACATTCAACAACGATCTTAAACCGTTACCTGGTAGCCGTCCTAACATAGGCGAGCAGTCTAACATCTTTGGAAATGTATATGCGGACAGTTTTGTAGGAAATCTGCAAGGAGATGTAACTGGCAGACTGAGTGGTATATCTGAGTTCGCAAACCAGCTTACTAATGCTACAACCTTCAACGTTAATGGTGATGTGGAAAGTGACAGTTTTGATTTTGACGGCGCAACCGGCGGCAACACCAAGACATTTAATATTTCTATCAAAAACAGTTTTATTGCAAACAAAACACAGATAAGCAGTGTGGATAATTCAGACGAATTAATCGTAAACAAGGTCACTGGTAACACAGGTGTGTTTAAAGTAAGCAAGATTGATTTCTTAAAAAGTGTGCCGGTTACTCCGATAGGAACTCTAGTACCTTACGCAGGACAAACTGCGCCCACAGGTTGGTTGTTATGTGACGGTTCTGTGGTTCTTAAGAGCGATTACAACGATTTATGGCAAACTATCGGCCACAGTTTTAGAGATCCTACCCTGCTCGAAGACGGCGGCGCACTCAGTTTTGCGTTACCTGACATGCGAGGCCGTTTCCCATTAGGTGTAGACAACATGGGCGGCCAAGCGGCAAACAGAGTAACTAGTTCAATCCAGAGTTTTACAAATGTGCGTGGCGAAAACACGATTGGAACGGGCTTCAATGCTGTGTTTAATGTGCAGTCCAGCGTGGGTGTATATAGTGTACAAATTGCACAGGCAGGACAAAACTATCAAGTAGGTGACAGAATTTTAATCACAGGTGACATATTCGGTGGTGCTAGTCCTACCCACGATCTTGCAATTACAGTTACTAATGTTACTAATGGTGCAATTACGAATTTTACATTCGATGGTACAGCGTTCCAAGGCGCTGGGCCAGATCAAGTAGGATCTAATGCTGGACTTCAAAGCAGAGCAATTGAAGTAAGGAATCTGCCAGAGCACGAGCACGACTTACAAGGCGATCAAAGCCAATTCTATGCAGTTTCACAAAGACCGCAAGATCCCGATAATCCGGGACAATTGCAAACAGATAACGATGCTATTCCTATTGCGCTTGAGCCAGGCGCTACAGGATTCCAAGGTGTTCCTAACACAGGGGGCGTAGACGCATCTACTACGCTGGGAGTGCCACTTAATGTAATGAATCCGTATTTGGCTTTGAATTATCTAATTTATGCAGGGACCTAAACATGAGTTATCAACTTAATAAGACAGACGGCACAATATTAGTTGAATTAGTAGATGGAAGATTAGATACTAGTTCAACAAATTTAACTTTAGTAGGAAGGGGGTATCGTGGATACGGTGAAGTCTTCAATGAAAACTTCATAAAACTTCTAGAAAATTTTGCAAACACTTCTGCACCAAGTAATCCTCTTAGGGGACAAATATGGTGGGATACTGCAAACGATAAACTAAACATTTGGACAGGAGATCAATGGCGGGCGAATGCAGAGCCTTACGTGCAGGCCACACAGCCACTAGACTTGTTGCCGGGGGAATTTTGGTATAACAGCAGAGATAACCAATTGTTCTTCACAAATAATTCTAGTGATCCTGTATTGATAGGTCCTTCATTTACATCCAGTCAGGGAAAAAGCGGTCTTTTTGTTGAAAATATATTAAGTGCTGAAAATCAAACTTTCGCTATTGTTAAATTATTTATTGCTAATTTAGCAGTTGGAGTTTTCAGCAACAGTGAATTTACTCCTGCTATTGAAAATAGAATCGAGGAATTAGTATCGGCCGATAACCCCTTGGGAATTATTTTCAAAGGTTTTAATGCGTTTGACAAGGCACAATTCAAATACATAGGCACCGCCGAAAATGCTACAAAGCTTGAAGCACCTGACGGAAGTTTGATTTCTGCAGATCAATTCTTGAGAGCGGATCAAAATTCTCTCATGCGCGGATCTTTGGAAATTAGAAACCAAAATGGATTGGTGTTCTCAACCGCAGGCGCAAGATATGTAAACATGCGACCTCAAGGGGAAAACTTTTTCATAGAAAATCAGCTAGCAAATTCCGACATTGCGTTAAGAGTGCGATCACAAAAATTTCAAGGTAGTATTGTAAATGCTTTGTATGTGGATGCTAGCGAAGGCAGGATTGGAATTTTCAACAGAAGCCGCTTACCGGCATACACATTGGATGTAGAAGGGGATATCAGAGTTACAGGCGACTTGTTAGTAGAAGGGACCAATTTAATAACCCAGACAGAAACAGTGCAGATTGAGGACAAAAATCTAGAGATTGGCCTTGTCTCAAGTCCGACAGATACTACAGCAGCCGATGGCGGCATCATTCTTAAAGGCACAACGGATAAAACAATCCTGTGGAAGCAAGATACCGGATCTTGGACGTTCAGTGAAAGCATTAATATTGATGATGCAGGAAATAGCTTATCAATAAATGGGAGCGAAAAGCTTTCTAACAACGCACTCACAAACATAGAATTTGCCACAGATTTAAAAGAAATTGGCACTTTGGAATTCTTGAATGTGGATAATATTGGCATTGATGGAAATGATATCAGCAGCAGTTCTAATTTGCAATTAACAGCTGCGGATGATATTATCCTTACCACTACAGGACCAATGCAGTTTGCATCACCCAGACAGATCAAAAACGTTGCAACTCCAACAGGAGTAAATGATGTAACTAACAAAGCATATGTAGATTCTGAGATTGAATTGAGTCCAATAGTGATGACCTGGGATGTTACAGGATTAGATACAATACCCACATTCCTACTGGATTTGGCCGAATTTATAGACGACTTATATCCAGCGAACACAGCAAATGTGGGCAAGGTAGCTAGGTTACATACTTACAGCTACTCAGCAGTATCCTATACAGTGCCAAGCACCATTGCAAATGTGTTAGTAGATGCTAACGGCACATTGAATCAACAGGTAGTAGAAGCAATAGCATTTCAAAATATTCCATTTGGTAACCCCAATAGGAAGCTAGAAGAATTTGAAGTACAGTTGGTTGATCCAGGCACAGGAACACCTGTTCCTACATGGGTTCATCAGTCTACATTGCGAGATTATTAAGATAAATATACTTTATAACAGGGGTTAAAAAAACAATGGCTTACCAAATTGACAGATTCGACAATTCTTTGCTTACCACAGTTGAGGATGGAACGCTTGATCAAACAACCAATTTAAAATTTATTGGAAAAAATTATGCCGGTTATGGCGAAATACAAAACGAAAATTTTCTTTTCCTTTTAGAAAATTTTGCAGGCGGAAATGCACCTACTAGAGCAATCCGTGGACAGCTTTGGTTCGACACAGCAGAAACAAAATTGAAATATTTTGTTGCAAGCGATGGAGCCGATCCTGGTGTAGGATATTGGAAAAGCACAGGTGGATCCAGCGTATCAGCTTCCCAACCAACAGGACTTACAGAAGGCGATTTTTGGTGGGACAGCATCAATGGACAGTTATATGTCCGCAACGCTGACGGCAATTTTGTGCTTATCGGTCCACAATTGGCAGGCAGTGGCGTAACCAGTATGGTAAGTGATGAAGTGCAGGACAGTTCAGGTGTTTTGAGAAGCATAATCAAAGCGGTTGTAAATGATGATGTAATTTATATTATAAGCCCTACGGAGTTCTCACTCAACGAATTAACTCCGATAGAAGGGTATGATAGGATTAAAAAAGGACTTACATTAAAGTGGACCAAAGTCTTAGATAATGGCGTTACAAACAGCGTAGGCGATAATACTAAAAATTACGAATTCCACGGCACTGCCTCTAATGCGCAGAAACTAGGCGGAGTAGCATTTGACCAGTTTGTCCTCAAGAGTAATCTTAACTTTTCAGGGTTGGTTGCTTTTGACGATGCAGGCTTAACCGTAGGTAATAATGTAATAAGAATTTACACCGAAGACACTGATAAAGGTGTAATTGGAAATCAAATCAGTGCATCTAACAGTGAAATTAGAATCAAAACCACAGACGGCTCTGGAACTGCAACACATACATGGACTTTCGATATCACCGGGTTCAAACCAAAGCAAGACAATGCATTTGACATTGGCGGAGCAAACAATCGAGTCAAGGAAATCTATGCCGAACGTCTCAGAGGAGAAGCAGACGAATCCCGCACATTAAGAACTGACGGTGCATCTACCACACACGTTTCGGCTGATGTAGCGGCTACTCCTGAAAAAATTGCAACCAGAGACAGTAACGGTAATATCAACGCAAATCTTTTCCAAGGCACTGCAACGCAAGCTAGATTTGCTGACTTGGCAGAAAAATATACCACAGGCGAAGAGCTATCAGTAGGCACAGCGGTTGCAGTTTGTGCACACGGTGATCACGAAGTTCATCCAGCAAAGGCAAGCGATATATGCGTTGGCGTAATTTCACACAAGCCTGCATATTTGATGAACGCAGAAGCAGAAGGGCAAGCAGTAGGATTGAAAGGCAGGGTTCCTGTTAGGGTAACAGGACCAGTGTCAAAAGGCATGGCTGTGTATGCATACGATAATGGCGTATGTTCAACGATTGCCAGTGCTGCACTGGTAGGTATAGCATTGGAAACAAATCAAGACGAGGGCGAAAAACTAGTAGAGTGTATACTTAAAGTATAAGGAATAGGTTATGGCCGTCGGCGATTTAGTTACAGCATCAAGATTTAATAGTTTACAGAACAGAATATCCAGCATTTTAGGATTCGGAGCAGGCAACACTGGTTACGGACAAGGACTGTCTGGCTACGGGAGCAGTGTGTCAAGTTTGGAGGTTTCGAATGACGATCAACAAACAAATAATCAGATCTTAACTGACAATGCCAACAGTCTATATATTGATCTTATTAGGGCAAGAATTCATCAGATAGGCCCAAATGACGCAGAAATACAAACCATTGTTGATAGTTTGTTAACTGATGACAGACCTATCCTATTCCAGAAAGATAAAAATATCGTAGCAGAAGAAACATCTACATTTGTAGAGATTCCAGAACAAGGTGATCCTGATCAAAGCTACGAAAGAGAAGACCCTCTAGGGGCATTCAAAGGTTTTGCAGATTTCGAAAGGCTAATGGACGGAATTGAGCAGGATAAATTTCTAATGGACCCTACTCAAGGACAGTACGAACAAGGTTTACAAGACTCATTTTCAAACTCATGGAATAACCTCAGAACACACGAAATAAAAGTTACGTTTCGAAGTCCAGACCATCGTCGACATTTTTTTAATGCAGGCGGCGAAATCAGATTAGAATTTGATTTGACACCGTCAGGGTCCGACGCCAAATCGTTGGAATGGCAAAATCTTTTAAGCACAGCAGGGGTTGTTATTTTTAATTACAATTCCACAACAAGAAAACAGTCTAACGACCCTAACGCATATCAAGGTGCTGTATCCCCAACCGAAACCTCTATCGGAAATTCACAACTTGTTAGTTCCTATCAAGTGATTTACCAGAAGACCAGTAACTCTTTTGTAGCCGCCGGAATATATTCACAAAATCTTGTTAAGGTTCGTGCAAAAGAATTAAGCCCAACAGAAATTCAATTTGAAGTTAGATTTGAAGACCTTTCACAAGACCCTGTTATAGATAATACTGTAAATGGCACACTTACCAGTACTATAGGCCACTTCAGAGCTAAAGGAAGCTTCACTGAAGCTAATGAGGCATATCTTAACATAGAAGTTCCTGCTCCAGTATACGAAACTGTTTCAAGTTTATAAATTCAAAACGGTGTTCCAGATAATTAATTTTGTATTAAATAAGCATAACAAGGATTTTCTATGAGCCAAACCCTAATCACTGTAGCGAAGTTTAACGAATTGCAAGAAAGAATTACAGCTATTTTGGGCACTTCGACAACAGGAGCTCCGCAGTCTGGATATGGTCAGACATTGGAAAGCAGTGTGCATTATCCCGTAGAAGCTACAGTTGATTTAATAACAGCTCAGCAGTATGAAGATATCTATATTGATTTAGTCCGGGCAAGAATTCATCAGGTAGGTGCATCTGCTTTTTCAGTAGATCCTTTTGTGATTGGAAGCGGTGCAGCTGGAACCGGAGCAGACAAAGCAGAGCTTGCTTACATAACAGATTTAGAAACTCTAATGACTACGATAGAACAGAATAAGTTTGATATAGATTCTACACAAATTAGTTTGGAGTTATTTGATCCAGGAAGCACAGGGTATACAGATCAGAGAACATCAAGTTGGCGTAATCGAATACAACATATATTTCGAATACAATTTGCATCAGTAACAGACAGGCGACATTTTTTTAATGCAGGCGGCGAGATTAGATTCGAATCAGATTTGGTGTCTGCATCTGGAAATAAGGCATTAGACTGGGCCGACTTATTGGACTCAATGGGAGTAATCAGTTTCGATCATACTGCAACTTCATCATCTGGTGCAGGCACAGGATCTACCATAGGAAATTATGATCTAACTGCAAGCAATCAATTGCTGTTCAGAAAAAACAGCAATGCTATTAATAGCAGCGGAGCTTATTCTTCGAACTTTTTTGAATTATATGGTAGAAACATAAATGATTCAACAATAGAATTCTTAATGGATTTTAGAGATGCCGCAGGTGATAATGTTATTGACGACTTTGCTAGCGGAACTGTTAGAACCTTCATAAGATCAGCAACGCCATTCGGCACTGCTTCTATAAATGGAACTACATACGACACAGTGAAGCTATCTGATCCTGTTTACTCAATAGTTACTAGTTTAACATCCGGTAATTGACAACTGTAGATAATCCTGTTATACTATTTAGGATAGGAGGACTATATGGACCAACGACTTTCAAAAGCTCTCGAGTTTGCAAACTATTCTCTCACATTAAGCAATCAGAAAAGAATTCTGCAGGAAAAGTTCTTTGAAGACTGTTTGTATTTCGCACAAGGCAGACAGTTTACAGTTACACCAGTATTAATAAATTTTGTTTCTTTATTATCCAAAGAATCCAGAGATAACAGTGCAATTATAATTGACGATAACAATACTCCTGTAATAATTTCTGATCTAGAATCCTTTTTGAGTGATATTCTTGAATGTTATAGCACAGCCTCTCAAGAATATCACGATAAGTATCTAGAATTATCTAAAAAAAGAAGTGTTGAGAGCTTGATAGATGAATAATGGCGCAATACTAGTAGCTAATAATAATGGCCAGATTGACTATGTAAAACAGGCTGTTTTTCTGTCTACTAGAATTAAGAAATATCTAGATTTACCAACTACCGTTATTACGGATTCTCCCGAATATTTAAAAAATAAATTTGATGTGAGCAATATTGATCAAATTTTAGAGATTCCCTATGTAAACACTGACAACAAAAGATTCTATTTTGATGGATCTACTAAACATAAAACACTAATGTTCAAAAACCAATCTAGAACATTGGCGTACTTCATGTCGCCTTATGATAAAACAATAGTGTTAGACACTGATTTTATTGTATCAAACAGTTTGTTGAAAAATTGCTTCGACAGCCCGAACGATTTAATGATGTATAAAGAAGCCCATGATTTGGCTAATGTAAGAGATATGCACGAATTTTCGTATGTAAGTGATAAAGGAATAGAATTCTACTGGGCTACAGTAATATATTTTCAAAAAAATAAGAAAAATGATATATTCTTTGATTTGGTATCCTATATAGAAGATAATTGGCAGCATTATCGGAAAGTATATCAAATCAGTAACTCTATGTTTAGAAACGACTTTGCCTTTAGTATTGCAATTAATATAATGCAAAATTTTTATCCGGATCAAAGCATAGTAACAAAACTTCCTGGTAAACACTTTTTTACAATAGACAAGGACATCTTATATAAGATTCATGACGATTATATGATGTTTTTGGTTGAGAAAAAAGATATTATCGGCGAGTACACTCCTATTTCTACAAAGGGTTTAAATGTACATGTTATGAATAAATTTAGTTTGGAAAGGTGCATTAATGAGTAGAGGATTTCTTGTGTTGGCGCAAGATGAAAATACATCGGAAGATAAAAAATTAAGTTATATATCTCAGGCCTGTCTTCTTGCAAAAACTTTAAAAAAACATAATGCGGAAGAAAAAATTTCTGTGGTTACAAATAACAAGATCCAGACTAAGGATTTGAAATACTTTGATAAAGTTATTTCAATTCCGGGTAACGACGATGCAACAAGTACACAATGGAAAATAGAAAATAGGCATAAACTTTATCAGTGCACTCCTTACGATAACACAATTGTAATGGACGTTGACATGGTTGTACTTGAGGATATAAGTAGATGGTGGACCTATTTAGAAAAATATGATTTATTTTTTACATCAAATGTAAAAACATATAGACAAGAACTTGTAACGGAGGATTCTTATAGAAAGGTTTTTACTGCAAATAATCTTCCTAATATTTACACAGGATTACATTACTTTAAAAAATCTAAAACCGCAGAAGAGTTTTATAATATGTTAGAACTAATTTGCAATAATTGGAAAGTTTTTTTTGCAGAGTGTTTGCCAAAAAATACGCCACCTGTGTTGAGTATCGATGTTGCTGCCAGTTTAGCAATAAAAATTTTAGGGATAGAATCACAAGTTCTCACCCCCAAATCCAGCGTCACCTTTACGCATATGAAATCATTGATACAAAATTGGAAAACTTATTCAGGAAGCTGGCAAGATAATGTATCTCCATACATAGGACGTAACGGTGATTTAAAAATTGGCAACAGTTTACAAAAAGGTGTTTTACACTACACAGAAGAAACTTTCCTAGACTGTCCGGGGATAGAAAATTTACATGAATAATTTAACAAGTGTTTTTGAAAAAATTAATAAATCGTTGAAGCAAGAAGTTACTAACTTCGTTTATTACGATAAACAAGGAGATATCAAAAGAATATCTAATACTTTTGAAAAGGATTCTGTTCTGAAATGCATAGAAGTCCCTCATAATTTAGTAAAAAATTTAATAATTGGAAAACATAAGTTTAGTGAGTATATGGTCTCATATGATAATTCTACAAAATTATTTTCGGTTGTTAATAAAAAAATAAAATTTCAGTCTTGTCAACTGATATATCAAATTCCTAAATTACAGTTAGACGGCACGGCTTGTAGTATTAATCAGCTCAGAGACAACAACGACATGGTAGTAATTCAAAATCTTAAAAACAATGTATGGCAAATTTACATTTCAAAAATCATACTGGCAAATATAAAAAAATATTATAACACTGATTTAAAAAAACTTATACATATTAGCATTACTGAAGAAAATGATCCTCATATATTTCTAAATTATGTTGATTTACCTACTAATGGTTTTCTAGGCAACGGCCCTATCGAAATTCCTTTTACAACGTTATTAGAACAAGAAAATAATGGAGTAAGTTTATTTGTTGAGAAATATTTTGATTCATATATCCACGGAGTCCTAAATGACTAATAAAAAATTTAAAGTAATAGATTATGATATTGTTTATCTCAGTTATGACGAACCAAATGCTGAAAAAAATTATGCCGATTTGTTAACGAAAGTACCTTGGGCTAAACGTGTACACGGTGTAGAAGGTTCTGATGCAGCACATAAAGAGTGCGCTCGTGTATCAGAGACTGAGAGATTTATCACTATTGACGGGGATAATATCATAAATCCTGAATTTTTGAATCAGGAAATAGACTTTGGGGATAAACAAGGTTTAGAAAACAGTGTTATTAGTTGGGTAGGAAAAAACCAAATTAATGGACTGATGTATGGCAACGGCGGAATAAAATGCTGGCCAAAAGACTTAGTACTAAATATGCGGACGCATGAACACGCGGATCCTAATAATCCGCATGCACAAGTAGATTTCTGTTGGGATATTGAATATATTCAGATGAATACTTGTTTTTCTGAGGTGCATAATAATGCAACCCCGCAACAAGCATGGCGAGCAGGTTTTAGAGAAGGTGTTAAGATGGCCTTAGTTGAAGGAGTAAGGCCCTCGAAAGACGAGTTCTTAAATGGACATTGGAAAAATCTTAACAGACTATGGATTTGGTTAATGGTAGGCGCTGATGTAAAAAATGGTATGTGGGCGATTTATGGAGCACGTCATGGGCTATATAAAACCATGTGTACAGATTGGGATTATGTAAATGTAAGAGACTTTGAATACCTTAATAGTTTATGGCGCGAAATAGAAACCGAATTTGACAGTGCTTCTGGAGTTTACGAAGATACTATTGCATATGGAAATATGTTGCAACAAGAGTTAGATATTCCTATTGCAAGTGAACCTCTGAATCCAGAACAAAGTATTTTCTTTAAAACTGTGTATCAGAATCCAGTCAGGACGCATGGGCAGTTTATAAAAGAAAGTAAGTCTAATGCAACAGCTACAGAAGAATATGATATTGTAATGATTACATATGGCGAGCCTAATGCAGATGAAAATTACGAAAATCTAAAATTAAGGTTCCCCCGTGCAAAACGTGTTGATAATGTCGAAGGAATACACAATGCACACAAAAAAGCTGCTACCATTTGTAATACAGATATGTTTTGGGTAGTAGACGGCGATGCTAAAATAAAAGAAGATTTTAATTTTGAGTATAACGTACCAGAATCTGATAAAAACACTGTACATGTCTGGCGTTGTGAGAATCCTGTAAATGGATTAATTTACGGATATGGAGGTATTAAGTTATTACCTAGACATCTTACAGAAAACATGGATACAAGCAAGCCCGATATGACCACTAGTATTAGTAGGCATTTTAAAGTCGTTAATGAACTATCTAACATTACCAGTTTTAACACAGATGAATTTAATGCATGGCGAAGTGGATTCAGAGAGTGCTGTAAGTTAGCTTCTAAGGTAATCGATAGGCAAAAGACAGACGAAACAGAAGAACGGCTCAATATCTGGTGTACAGTAGGTGCAGATAAACCGTTTGGTAATTTTGCTATTGCTGGCGCAATTGCTGGAAGAAAATATGGCCAAGAGCACACTGGTAATATAGACGCACTTAAAAAAATAAATGATTTTGATTGGTTGAGAAGACACTATGACGAATACTACAGAAACAACGCTTAATTGGGTCAGAGGCCTTTCTTCATATTTTGAATATGAAGGTGATCAAGAAGCTTACAAATTTATGCAGTTTTTAGAAAAAGCAATGTATTCAGATAATCCTGTTATTGATACTACAAACCCTAGTGGAATGATTGAGTTTATTAGCATTTTGCGAAAGTTTGCTCCTAACAAAATTTTTGATATTTTTCACAAATATTATAGGCTAGACAACGATCCGGTTGCTTTACAAGATGCTTTCAGCAGGGGACAAGTCCTAAGTAAAATTTGGATAATACAAGAACTAAAAAAAATAAAGGAAGGCAATTTAGGAAATATTTTAGTTTTAGCAGGATGGTTTGGCCAATTTATTTCTTATATCGATAACTTTGACTTCGATGATGCAAGAATAATCGAATTAGATAAATCTGCATGTATAGCAAGTGATAGAATATTTAACTTAGACCATATTGAAGGTCATAAAGTCAAATCTGTTTTAGCTAATATAAATAATCTTGAATTGAATAAGAACGGTTATAATTTAAATGTAAAAACATACCATTCCGATAACGACGAAGGTTATACACAACAATTTTTACCTAATCTTATAGTTAACACTAGTTCAGAACATATGTCAGAAGAATGGTTTTTTCAGCTTAAATTTAAAGAGTTAAATTCTGATCCACTGGTAATAATACAGTCTAACAATTTATTTGACATTGAAGAACACGTAAATTGTGTACACAGCATCGATCACATGAAGAAAAAATATCCCTTTGATCAAATTTTGTACGAAGGCGAATTAGAACTTTATGGATATAAAAGATTTATGTTAATAGGAAGACCATGAAATTAGATAATCTTACACTGCGGGAACTGCAAAAAGAAAGTGCCAGGGCATTAAGCACGATGCAGGCGACAAATAATAACATTTATCAATTTAACAAAGAAGCCCATCATAATAGTCACAATTGGTACAAAGCAGTAATAAAATGGTATGTAGCCCAATATGGAGATTTACCAAGCAATATTGGACCTGGTAAAGATATTCAATTAATAGCAGGTGAAAAATGAATAAAAAGACAATTGCTGTTATAGGTTGTAGCTTTAGTCTTCATAGACACAAATATGATACAAAGGTATGGCCCCAACTCCTTGCAGAACGTGTGTCCCCGCAAATAATAGTAAAAAATTTTTCAATGTTTTGTAACAGTGTGTCTAACCAGTGTCTACAAGCATTGGAAATTGTTAAATCTAAACCAGATTTAATTATAATCCAGTGGACCACAGATGGTCGTGTTACCTTTATAGAGGACGCAAACAAGTATAAGCATTTTTTATCCAGCAAAAAATACATGCGAGAATACTCGAAAGGATATTACGAGTATGATAGAAATTATTTAGTTACCAAAGAGCAAAAAGCAAAAGGAAATTTTGATAATTACTGTATTCATTTCAATCCTGCAGATTTAGAATTGTATAAAAATAAATTTATAGATACATACCAAACTATGTTACTGCACGGAGTAGGACCTTTAGGCGAATTCTCTGATAGATATTCTTATCTGCTTAAATCTTCTATTGCACACGAATGTAAAGAAAATGAGATAGGCTTGATAATGTTTGATTTCTTGGATAGATATCGTAATTGTCAAACACAGCACCTGGATTTCGTTGCAGAGAGAGAAATAGTTGATTTTCCTAAAAAAGTTGTAGATACAGGGTTTCATTTAGGTCAAGATGGTCATAAAGAATTATCTAAAATTATGTATCCAAAAGTTAACAAGTTTATTTAGGTTCTATAATGAAGAAATTAAAAGTAGAAAGAGCATCTATAGAAATTTTTGGTGGCTGTAACTATAAATGCGTAATGTGTCCCCAGTCGAAAGGAAGGGGCTCGTCGTGGACTCGGAAAATGCCATTACCACATTTTGTAAAATTGCTCGATCAATTAGACGGCAATCCTCTTATACAATTAGAAGGTTCGGGAGAAGCGTTTCTTGCAAAAGACTTAGATTTATATATTGCTGAATGTTCTAAAAGAAATATGAAAACATTCGTTAAAACAAATGGCTCTTTCAACACAACTCTTATGGATAAATGTCTAAAAGCGGGGTTGACGTACATCAGATTTAGCGTAATAGGGCATGACAGACTTTCATATAAGAAAAATATGTCTGTTGATAACTTTGACTTGATCATGGATAATATAACATATTGTATTGATCAAATAAGAAAAAAGCATTACAATTGCGAAATTAGCATATATCACATTTTATTGTCTTCTGATGACGAGGAACTCCAAAAATATAAAACAATAGCAAAAAAACTAAACTGTAAATCATATGTTTGGAAAATGCACAATTGGAGCGGTAACATTGATAGTAAAAATAGAAAAATTGTTAATAAGCGCAGAACTTGTGGCCGACCTTTTGCTAATGAAATTACAATTAGAGCAGGAGGAGAACCGGGCAGATATGGTGCGGTAACACCCTGCGCACAAACACTAGGACCGCCCAATGAGACAAAGAGTGTATTAGGATATTCTGACAAAGAAAGTTTACATGATATATGGAATGGAGCTTTATACAACGAACTAAGAGAAAAACATCTCAAGGAAGACTTTGATAATATAGATTATTGTAAAAAATGTGACTTTTTATATGATGATCCTGACGTGTTAGTTTGGACAAATGATGAGGCTACCGATGTAGGTGATATACAAGGGACTAGCCTAAATTTATTAAGGCATTTAAAATGAAACTTGACCGAGACATATCCGACTTACCTCGTTTACCCAACGAAGCATACGAATGCTTCAAAAATTATTTCTTTTATTACTTACCAAAATACCCCACTAGAAATATCTTAAAACAAGCGTTATGGGATCCAAACAGAGTGCCCGAATATGCTGAGCCTCACCGTTATTTAAATTTGGATTATAAAATGATGAAATTTTATCATACAGTGCCGGCGATAAAAAGTTATGCAGAACAATTGTGGTTTTTAGTTTCAAGCATAGATCAAAAAGGAATACAAAGTCCATTATGTTCGGAGAATCTTAAAACTTTCCATCCTGGGGGTAAAAGGTATGCAATTGCAGGTTATTTAGATATTCCCACAATGCCTGTACTTTTACAATCAACCAAAAAAATTCAAGAATATAACAGTCGGCAATTGCATCATTTATTTGAAATTACAAATTTATATAATAATCAGTGTAGTATGAAAGTTAGAAAAGACACTGGTGCCTTGGAAGTTTCTTGGCATGGCGAAACTTCAATGCGTGACAATAATGGTTATGATGATTGGAGGAAAAAAGCAGACAATGTGCTATCAAATACGAATACGAATACAAATTTTAACATACCAAAGTTTTTGCTACAAAACGGACTAGATGTTGTTAATAAATTTAGGGTAGGAACAAAAATTGACGGTATTTTTAAGACAAATTATTGTAGGAAATCTAATAGCCCTATCAAAATTATAATTGATGATATCAAGTATATTGATTTAGATTTGTGGGAGCTATATTTTCATATAGATCCCACTGTGCATTTGAAGGTAGATAAATCAAGTTACATACAGATTGTAAATGAAATTGCTTCTAAAGACATTGTTTATAATAACTGTAGATTATTAGAAACATTAACTAGAAAAAAAATTTTTACAGCAGAGACTGTGTTACTAAACAGAAAAGGCAGATAATGTATACATATGATGATATAAAAGAAGTTCATTTAGAAGTAACACAGCGGTGTCAAGCATCTTGTCCTATGTGTGACCGTAATATGAACGGCGGTGCAGATAATCCACATATAACAAACGCAGAACTAACACTTGCAGATTGCAAACGTATATTCAAACCAGAATTTATCAAACAATTAAAAACGATGTACATGTGCGGCAATTTAGGCGATCCTATTGTTGCTAGAGATACGCTGGATATTTTTAAATATTTCAGGCAGCATAATCCAAGCATGTGGCTCAGTATGAATACAAATGCAGGAGCAAGGGACGAAGACTGGTGGACTGAACTAGCTGATACATTGGGAAGAATGGGTGCTGTCATTTTTAGTGTAGACGGACTGAAAGACACTAATCATATATATAGGCAAGGAGTGAATTGGGAAATCGTAGAAAGGTCAATGCAGTCATTTATAAGGGCAGGCGGCCGAGCTAGGTGGGATTTTTTAATTTTTCAACACAATGAACATCAGGTCGAAGAAGCAGAACAACTTGCAAGATCCTGGGGAGTAGAAAGATTTATAAAAAAGAAATCAGGCAGATTTGTTACATCAGATATTAAACCAAAAGAACTGCATCAAGCAATTAACAGAAAAGGTGAACATACGGCCAAAATAGCAAAGCCAAGTAAAGAAGTTAATGTTAATCTTGCGTTACAAAAGCAAAAAGAAATTGAAAAAACATATGGTAGTATGAAAGAGTATCTTAACAAATGTTCAATTAATTGCAAGGTTGCAGAACAAGGTAGTATATTCATAACGGCAGAAGGTTTACTGATGCCATGCTGTTGGACAGCAGGTCGTATGTACAAATGGTGGCACCAAGATCCTAGGGTAGAGCAAATTTGGGATCACATAGAAATGGCCGGCGGCAAAGAGGGCATAAACGTAATAAATAACGATATACAAGATGTAATTAATGGTAACCTAATAAAAAGTATTAGTGATAGCTGGTCGCTCACTGGAGTGGAAAATGGAAAATTAGGAGTTTGCGCTCAGAAGTGCGGTTCCGATTTTGATCCATTTTCTGAACAGTTCAAATAAAATTCTCTAAGTTCAGGAAACGTAGATGTAAAATCTGTGTTTCTCAGCGCATCAAATTTTTGTAGACTGCTAGCAAATCTAGTTTTTGCAACATGTAATTTATTATCAGCTTCTCTTGTGTTTAGAAATGATTTAAGATGTGCTATATTCCAAGAATTGTTTCCTTGTATAATATTATTCAAAATATCTAGTTGTTGATTGGCTTGTGCAAATAATTCTTCGTCTACCTGTAAAAACTTTGCAGTGTATGGTAAAGGATCGTACCAAGGATTTATTTTTCTATCTCTTCGGTCGACTTTAGTATTGTCGTCATACCATTGATATAGTTCTGCCAAGTGTAGTGCATTAAATACACTATAACAAGTTTGAATATTTACATTAACATTTGCATTTTGCAAATTATTCAAAGTTTCTAACCATTTCTGCTGTTTTAGTCCGTAACGAACATATTCACCTTGTTTGCCATGTCCGTCGTGGCTGATAGTTATAATGCACTTTTTACCCCATCTTGCGAGGTAGTCGTCAATAATGTTTATGCTTTTGTATTTGCTTATACTGCCATTAGTGTGAGACCAGATTGTAATTTTTTTATGAAGATTGTGTTTTATCATTATTTCTAAAAGCTCATGGACATCTTCTTGCATAAAAGGTTCGCCGCCGTTTAGATGTATTTTTTCTATACTGTCTTGATGCTTTAGAATATAGTCTATTTTATTATCATTATTATTTCTCCATAATTTTGAATTTAGACTATCGCTATTGCATCCGTGTGCTAAGGCAAAAGCCTCGTTATAATTTTGTGCAATAGTGCTAGATAGTTCTCCATTACAACCAAGGCATGCAAAGTTACATTTATTGGTCCATAAAAAATCTAACATCACTGGAAATTGTTGCTGCATATACCCGGTTGAATCGGTTGCAATTATTGCCTCTTTAATTTTCGATCTTCCAAATTTATTAGAGGCATCTCTTACATCTGCAATTGAGCCTGTTTCTTTTTCAAAATTAGAACATGTATCGCATTCTTTAGGGAAAGTATTGTTGAGGAAAGATTTTCTGATATTCTTAAATTTCTCATTGTTAACAATAGATTCTAGATCTGCTTGATGTGTAGATCCTAATTCTGTATACATTGCACAACATGCAGTTACTTTACCAAACTGTCCTTCGTATAGAGAAGTAAATGGCGCAGCACAAAACTTGTCGCCCATTTTGTTAGATACCATAAAAATAATTTCCTTAAATACTTGACCTAAATATTTATAAAGTGTATTATAGTGTAATGTTTGAATTAGAGTCTCTTAATAAAATTGAATTAGAAATTACTAGTAATTGTAATGCTGCTTGTCCGGGTTGTGCAAGAACGCTTAATCCTGATAAATTTTCAATCAATACGATAACTTTTGCCGATATAAAACAAATGTTCCCTTCACGTAGCACAATCGAAGGTAAAAAATTTAAATTCTGCGGAGTTTTAGGAGATCCTGCTTTTAATAAAGAATGTGTAGATATGGTAGATTACCTAGTTTCGTATGACGGGTTTTGTGAAATTAGCACAAACGGAGGAATACAGTCGGCCGACTGGTGGTCTAAATTAGGCAAAATAGCCTCAAGTAGTCCTAACTTACTCCATATACATTTTTGCGTCGACGGTTACAAAGAAACTAATCATATATATCGTGTTAACACAATATATGATGTTATTGATAGAAATATGCAAGCATTTTGTGATTCAGCTCCTCCTAATCACGCTAGTTGGATTTATATAGTATTCGATCATAATGAACACGAATTACTATTAGCTGAACAACGTGCAAAAGAATTAAATTTTATGTTTGCAACTAGAACCGGTATGCGTAATAGTTACAACGAATGGATTGCTCAAATTAAGAAGAAAAAAAATGTCTAACAAAATAATAATAACAACAACAGGTTCTAAAGAACACAGTAAAAAAGATATAGTACAAGAACTAGATAATTTTATTAAAGAATATGAAGATCATAACCTTGATGAGGAAAAACTCAAAGAAGTTCTTAATAGTATTGTATGCAAATATGTGCACGAAGGAGAAATTTTTATTGCTAGCGATAAAACAGTTTGGCCGTGCTGCTTTCTCTGGGATAGTTATTTTAGAAACAAAGACAATATAAAAGAAACATTTTCTGACTTTAGAGAAAACTGGAATAGTTTACAGGAAAATAACATTGATGATATTTTGTCTCATCCTTGGTTTAAAACCATACTAGGAGAAAGTTGGGACCCTCGACACCCCAAGCATATTAGTCGTTGTATTAGAACGTGTGCTAAGAATAAAGCATACCACAATGAAATAAATTACAAAGATACCACGAACAAATAACATACTGATGTATAAAGGTAAGTAAATTTATGAAAAATAAAATATCCGATACCTGGTGCATTCTGCCCTGGGTACATTTAAGCACTCGGCCTGATGGAAGTATGAGGGTATGTTGTACAGCAAATGCAAGTTCGGTAGGTCCTACTAACGATAAAGAACACGGCGGACAAGTTGGTATACTAAAAACTGAAGACGGAAAACCTAACAATCTAAATGTAAGCGACTTTGAAACAGCATGGAATAGCACATACATGCGCAATGTGCGCAAACAAATGCTTAATGGCGAAATACCTCCGAGTTGTGTGAAATGTTTTAAAGAAGAAGCAGCCGGTCATAACAGTAAAAGAATGTGGGAAACACACTACTGGAGCCAACGAGTTGATGTAGATAAGTTAATTCAAAATACTGCCGAGGACGGTAGTGTTCCTCCTCAGTTGGCATATATTGATTTGCGATTTGGTACTAAGTGTCAATTAGCGTGTGTAATGTGTTCTCCCCATGACAGTTCGGGCTGGATTAAAGACTATAAAGCAATTTTTCCAGCAGTAGAAAATGCATCACTAAAAGAAACTATGCAGTGGCAGGACAAAGGAAGTTATAACGGAAGTAGTTATAATTGGCATAAACAGAATCCTGTATTCTGGGAGCAGTTCTATGAGCAAATGCCAAATATGCAGCAAATTTATTTTGCAGGCGGCGAAAGTCTTATTATCGAAGAGCATTACGAAATATTAGAGCATGCAATAAAAATGGGATATGCGAAAGATCTTGAATTGCGTTATAATTCGAATGGTGTCGAATGGCGAGAAGATTTATTTGATTTGTGGAAAGAGTTTAAATTAGTTCGATTCCATTATAGTGTTGATAGTATACACAAAATGAATGACTATATTCGTTATCCAAGCAAATGGGACAGAACACGAGAAGTGTTCCATATTTTAGATAAAGAAACATCAAATAATGTCGAAGTTACTGTTGCTTGTGCAGTACAAGCATTAAACATTTATTATATTCCTGATTTCATTCGTTGGAAACTAGAAGAAGGATTTAATAAAATTAACATGTGGCCATTTGGAGCGGGCGGTGTTAACTATCATTTTGTATATCATCCTCCGCACTTAAATGTTAAAGTATTACCCAAATGGTTTAAAGAAGAAGTACGCAGAAAATATGAAGAATTTTATCCATGGTGGGAAGAAAATTGGGAATTAGGTGTCCCTAATTGGCATCGAGGCAAAGTTACAAAGGAACAGTTTATGGAAGCAGGATATGGGATTAAACGCTTGAAAGGAATGCTACAGTTTATGGAAAGTGAAGACTGGAGTATACGTTTACCTGAAATGAAAGAATTTTTAGATTTATGCGATAAACAGCGCGGAATAACATTTGCAGAAACATTTCCAGAGATGAAAAATATTTTTAGTGAGGACCCTAATGTTTGAAGATAATAATCTACTTTACAAAGACTTACATGAAAACTTAATCAAAGAAACAATTAGTGGTTTAGATATCTATCTAGATCCAAACTGGAAAAAAATTGCAGTAAATCTCAGTGGCGGTGCAGACAGTGCATTACTAACCTATATAGTTTGCAGTATCATTAAAAAATACAAACTCAACATTCGAGTAAATGTTATTACATACCAAAGATGCTGGACAACTAGACCTTGGCAAGGATGGTGGAGTATACAGGTTTATAACAAGCTAAAAAGTTATTTTCCAAATATTATTGCAGATAGAATTACAAATTATATTCCTCCTGAATTAGAATATGGAGTTTCTGGACCTATTATAGACGGTAGAAGTGGAGATCAAATTATTGTTGGAAGTTTCAATAAATTTGCTGCATGGGAATATAATCTAGATGCAATTTTTAATGCTACAAGTAAGAACCCTGATAACGATACTAGAAGTGATAGAATGAATAATAGAGACGGTGATGCTGCTAGTGGAAATGTAAAAGATGTGTGGTCTCATAACGATACATTAAATGTTGTATTGGCGCATCCGTTTAAATATGTACAAAAGGATTGGATAGTAACACAATATCATGTGTTAGATATTATAGAATTGTACGATACAACAAGAAGTTGCGAGGGAGACATTAATCTTCATTCAGAAATTAAAAGAGCAGTACCCTCGGCGACTGATTATGTAGAAGGCATGAAGATTCCAACTTGTGGAGAATGTTGGTGGTGTTACGAACGAGAATGGGCAGAGAGTAGAGTACAAACAATGATGGAAGCTCTTAACAATGTCTGACACATTTTGTCCTATACCTTGGATATTTCAGGCTGCTAGGGCAAACGGAGATCTGCGAGTTTGTTGTCAAGCCAATGTTACAGAAAATAGGGGCGTAATACGGAAATCCAACGGGAATGCTTACAATGCGGGATCGGATGACTTAGACGAAGCAAGAAACGCAGATATTATGAAAGAAATGCGTATTAACATGCTCCAAGGTGTTTGGAATAACGAATGCGGAAGATGCAAAGCAGAGGAAGAAGCAGGTCTAAATAGTAGAAGACAATACGAAAATGAAAATTGGAATTTTTCTGTTCAAGATGCAGCATTAGTGACTGATGCAGATGGCACAATTGATGTAGAACAATCTCCTGTCCAATATTATGATTTACGGTTTGGAAATTTTTGTAATCTAAAATGCCGTATGTGCGGACCAACCGATAGCAATGCCTGGTACGATGATTGGATTAAACTTACAGGTTCTAATTTTTTTAAAGAAACAAGCGGCAATGTAGAAATAAAAGAAGTAAACGGAAAATTGTGTGCGAGCGAATATGACTGGCCCAATCATGAACCGTTTTGGGAATATCTTGAAAAACATATTGAAAACATTGGACATATCTATTTTGCCGGCGGCGAGCCAATGTTGATTGAACGTCATTATGATTTCCTACAACGCTGTATAGATCAAGGACATGCAAAGAATATAATTATTGAATACAATACTAATATGAGTACACTACCGCCTAGAGTATCAAAGATGTGGGAGAGTTTTAAACAAGTTCGTGTTGGCGCAAGCGTCGACGGTTACGGTAAAGTTTTAGAGTATCAAAGATATCCTGCAAAGTGGGAAAAAATATATAAAAACTTGCAAACGCTAGACGCTATGCCAAAAAATATCTATGGGTGGTTAGCGTTTACTGTTACAGCATACAATGTAAATCATATGATAGATTTTATGAAATGGAAACTGACTGAAAGTGGATTTACGACTATCAATAGTACATTAAAACGTCCTGTTATTACGCATCATGTTGCTCATCATCCTAAGCACCTGAATATTAGAGTCTTGCCAGAAGATGCAAAACAAAAATTAACAAAACGTTTTGAAGAATTTATAAAATGGATTAATGATAATAATTTTGAAAGCCATGTGGTAAAACATGCTACAGATATAGCAACTGGTGTTTGTAATTATATGAATTCTGAAAGTTATTACGACACACATTGGAACGAATTTAAAACTTATACGAAGAAGCTAGATACCATGCGTAACGAAAGTTTATTTGAAATAGAACCTGCATTTAAGGAATATATAGATGAGTTTTGATACAATTGATTTACTTACAGGGGGAGTATTTCAGGTAACTTGGGATACAGGTCGTAGATGTAATTACGATTGTTCATACTGCCCCGCAATACGGCACGATAATTTTTCTCCGCATGCAACATTAGAAGAATTAAAAAATAACACAGACTTCCTATTTGAATATATTGACTTGCATATGCAGTATAGAAAATATAAGTCTGCTAATATAGGGTTTACTGGAGGAGAGCCCACCGTTAATCCTAATTTTATTCCATTTGCCAAATACCTTAAAACAGAATACGAAAACAAATACAGAGATAAATGGAACTGCGGATTTGCGCTTACGACAAATGGTGCAATGGGTAAAAAAATGGCCAATGCGGTCATGGAAAACTTTGGCTTTGCAACAGTTAGTTATCATGCTGAGAGTGATAACAAATTAAAACAGCAGGTTAGAGACAGAATTATGCAATTCCATACCGAAGGACCTGACCACAATTTTGGTGTTAGTGTTAATGTAATGTTTCATGCAGCCTACTTTGACGAATGTAAAGACCTATGTGATTTCCTACATGATAATGGTGTTAAATATGTGCCTCGTGTAATAGGAGAAGAACCAGGAAGTCGAAGTAATTTTGCTCACACCTATTCAGACGATCAACTTGATTACATGAAAAATTATTGGCAATACAAAAATGCTGAATTAAATGGAGAGAAAGAAGTTTCAGACCGTCTTAGGGCCACAGGCGAACCGACTCCAGAAGAAATAAAAGCCAAAGAATTAGAAATAATAAAGAAAAAAGAATCCGAAAAGAAAGGTTATAAAATAGGAAGGCCGTGTTGCGGAAGCAGAGAAATGTGTCTAAGTAACGCGGGCGAAAGCAGAAAGAGTACTTTCGTTGACTTTAGAGAGTTTAAAGGTTGGCATTGCAGTGTAAATTGGTTCTTCCTGCATCTAGAGCAACAAACAGATAGTGTATTCCATCATCAAACCTGTCAAGCAAGGTTTGATAAAACTAGAGGGCCTATAGGAAAAATTAGTGAAGGAAAAAAACTTATAGCCCAATTAAAACAACAAATGGAAAGCGGAACTTTACCTACTGTGATATGTCCTAAACATACATGCGGATGCGGATTATGTGCACCTAAAAGCCAGTATGAAGAGAATTACTACGATGTTATTAAAGGTCATATAGATACAAATATTATTGGAAAAGCATAAAGTTATGTCAAGAAATACATATTGTAAATATCCCTTTAAACAACTGGCAATGAAAAATTTTGAAAATAATAAAGCAAGGTCGTTTTGGCCTTGTTGTAACATGCCAAACACTCAAGAAGGAGTTTATGATCCTGATGTTTTAGGTACCGGAGAAATAAGCAATTTGACTCCGGAAGAAATGTTTAATCATCCTAGAATGGACCAATTGCGCAATAATCTTATTGCAGGAATAAGAGATCCTGCATGTAGTGTATGCTGGAAAATGGAAGATAAAGGACTTAAATCATATAGAAATAATTCTTTTGACGAAAACACCGCTCTAGATTATGAAAAAAATCTAGAAATAATTGATGTGACTATTTCAAATATTTGTAACCTTAGGTGTAGAATGTGCACCCCTGGTAACAGTAATCTGTTAATGAAAGACCACAAATACTTCGAAGAAAACAATTTATTATCAGAATTAGGCGATGCAATTAAAGACAGATGGAGCGCAAGTGTACCGCATGCTACACACCAGTCTCCTCAGTGGAAATGGCTTTTAGAAAATCCTAGTAAAATTAAAATGCTTAAAATGTCAGGAGGAGAACCATTTTATGATAAAGAAGTGATCAAACTTTTGCAAAGCTATATTGACAATGACACTGCAAAGGATATAGTCTTAGCCTTTCACACAAACGGAACACAATTTGACGATAATCTGATAAGCATGCTTCAACAATTTAAAGGAAATAAACATACACTCAGCATAGACGGCGTCAACAAGGTTTATGACTATATCAGATATCCAGGAACATTTAAAGAAATAGAAAATCAGTTACCAAAATATATCAGTGAAGTTGTTGACGTAGAAGATTGGGTTGATTTTAATTTTGTTTTGACCTCTCTAAATGTGCTTAATGCTGGCGATTACATAAAATGGTGTTTATCCCTTGTGCAAAAGCCTGCTCTTGTTTTTACAGAAGTATATCCTACCGAGCGTGGCATTGCAATTAAAAGACTGCCTTGCTATATATTAGAGGAAGCAAAACGCAGAATTATACCTTATATGGATGTTCCTTATGTAGATTACGCAGTGAGCGAACTTATAAATCAAATTAATTGGGCAATAAAGAATAATAACGAAGATAAGAGTTTATTGCTAAAGGAAATTACATTGTTTGATAGATCGAGGAATCAATATTTTGGAGATTATATAGATCCATTGCTTACAGATTGGTTAGAATCATGATAATAACCGGAAATCCAAATCAAGGACTAGCCCGAGCACTATCTAAAATTTTTCCGACTGCAGAATTTTTCAGTAAGTCGACCGGATGGGATTTATGCAAAACAGAACACCAGCAACAATTTGCAAAACTCTGTCTATCCCATGACACAATTATAAACTGTGTAGCACTATGGCGGTTTGAACAAACCACCCTCTTAGACGCAATATATAGGTCGTGTGTGGACGCAAATCATACTCCGCATATAGTATGCATAGGAAGCACAACTGACAGAGTAAAAAACGGAAAGCCTTGGCTATATAATGCAGAGAAAAAAGCACTCAGGGATTACAGTAACACTTTAGCTATAGGCGGAGTGTGGTCTGACAAACCAAAAGTAAGTTATATTAGTTTTGGCACACTTTCAAACAAGCAAGAAAAACATACTGATAGAAAGTGTCTTGATATAGACACAGCTGCTCAGTACGTTCAGTGGTTGATAGAACAACCTAAACATGTTAATATAAATGAGATAAGTATAGATCCTATGCAATGCGAGAAATGGTATGAATGAAGATCTCAAATGGAGTAATTACGATTTTACGAAAATTCCCTTTCATGATATTACGCAAGTAGGCCAGCGCACACTTTTATACAGAGATATCTTCACAGTGTCGTGGCTCCTTGGAAGATTCTGTAATTATAGATGTAGCTATTGCTGGCCATACGCCAGATCTGACAAAAAAGATCATCGACCGACAGAACTTTGTCTTAAAACAATAGATGAAATAAAGCGCCAAGCACGGGATAACGGATTTAACAGTTTTCATTTTAGTCTCAGCGGTGGAGAACCAACTTTTCATCCAGGATATTTAGATATTTTAAAATACCTTGCAGACGATGTACAGAATACTAATTATACCAGTATTCATATGACTAGTAATTGTAGTCGAAATATGAAATGGTTTGAAGAATATGTGGAAAGCGCAAAACCCTTCCACCGTGCAAGTATAACTGCAAGCTTACACACAGAGCATGTAAACACTCCGGAAAAAATGCAGGAATTTGCGGACAAATTAATCTTTTGCCAAGAACATGATGTTCAAGTGACCATTAACCAAGTAATGGTCCCAGACTGGTTTGAACGAGATTGGGAAAATGCTCTTTTCTTTCATGAGCAGGGCATAAATGTAACGTTAAAACCTCAGAGCGACCCCACGGCCAGCAGGGTTGTTGATGGGTATACCGAAGACATGTTAAAACGATTATATAACGGAATGCCTCAGAGAGCATATACAGAATTAAAAAGAAAATGGGCAGGTAGACCCAAGCCCAACTTTCAAATTCCAGTTGGAGTAAACGGAAAAAATGATGCTAGTGTGCCGTGGCATATGCAAGTTGAGTTTAAAGATTCCACCGGCAAAAAATGGTACATGGATCAAGCAGAAAGGTTTAATGCATTCAACTTTAACAAATTTAAAGGTTGGAACTGCAATGCAGGCTTCCAAGGTATTATAATTAGAGAGCCCGACGGAAGCGTTAAACGGTCTTATAGTTGCCATGATGTTCCTTTAGGAAATATAGAAACAGGATTTAATTTATTTGACCAACCGATGCCTTGCATAACTGAAAGTTGTGTAAGTTCTGCAGATAGCAAGATTCCAAAAAGAAAAGATGTATAATGTAAACGATGTTCGGGAATTACATATTGAGCTGACAGATAAATGCCAGGCGCAATGTCCTATGTGTGCTAGGAATTATAACGGATATGGCACTAGAACTTTTATTGAAAATAGAGAAATATCATTCAACGAGTTTAAAGAATGGTTCCCTGAAGAATTCCTAGCACGATTAGATAATTTTTACAGTTGTGGTAACTATGGTGATCCTGCATTTGCTAGTGACTGTCTAGAAATATTTGCATATGCTCGCAAATGTAATCCTACCGCCAAAATGTCATTACATACTAATGGCGGCATGCGCAATCCGAAATGGTGGTCCGAACTTGCAAAACATAATATTGAGGTTGTATTTGCGGTAGACGGATTCAAGGGTAAACATGAACTTTATCGTAAAAATACAAAATTTGAAAAGGTAATTGAAAACTTAAAAGCATTTATCGATGCAGGCGGAAGTGCCTGTGTTGATAGTTTAGTATTTGCACATAACGAATTTGAAACAGAATTATTAGAAGATTATTTGTTAAAATTAGGTGTCAAATACGTAAACTTTGTTAGCACTACTAGGTTTTACGAAATGAAAGAATTCTATGTTTATAACGAAGATAAAAATTTTCAATATTCGTTAAAGCCACCAACATTACCTCCTTATAAACGGGAACCTAATAATACATTAGAGTCTTTATTAAACCATAACGTAAGAAAACAAGTAGTACACGATGCTGTAATTTCTCCAAAATGTACTAGTGTAAAAGGAATCTACGTTGATCCAAGGGGAAACTTATATCCCTGCTGTCTAATAGGACACGATTATATTGAGGATGACGTAAAGGAAATTCTGCCAGTACACACCTTACATAATATTTCAATAAAACACACTAAGAATATTCTTGGTAAAGTAGGATTACAAAACTGTAAAGATAGAATATTATATACAAATGAAGTTTTATTTAAAGATTTTGATAAAACATGGAGTAATGAAGACAAATGTTTAACATGTGTAAATGCTTGCTCTAAAACAGTATACGAGTATACAAAAAATGTCTAAGATAGATAAATTGAAAAAAGAAATAGAGGAAAAAACAGGATCTACTACATTCTGTGCGTTACCTTGGACGCATGTTGCGACAGAAACAAACGGCTCTATGCGGTTGTGCTGTGCATCTAATACTAAAGGCATTGTATCTAATCCTAAAAATACCGGCACTCAGGCAACTTTAGACAATACTACAATCACTAAAGAATGGAATAACGAATATTACAAGAATATTCGTAACAAAATGTTATCAAATGAAGAGCCCTTAGATTGTCAAAAGTGTTTCCAACAAGAAAAATTAGGGATTATCTCTAAACGACTTTGGGAAACCAGAGAATGGCTTAATAGACGTTTGGATACATCTTTCCTATCTGAGATTGCAGAGCCACCAGTATACTTAGATTTACGTTTAGGCAATAGCTGTAATTTAAAATGCGTAATGTGCTCTCCGCATGACAGTTCACAGTGGGTAAAGGATTATAAAAATTTAAACGCAGAAACCAAAGCACTGGTAGATTGGGATCAAGAAACAAAAAATCCTTTTTGGCATAGAAATAAACCTTTTATACACGATCTTTATAAATTAATACCTACCTTGGAACAAGTTCAGTTTGCAGGCGGAGAGCCTTTAATGATCCCTGAACATTTTAATTTATTAAACGAAATTATAAATGAAGGACGAAGTCACCATGTAGTTTTGAAATATAATACCAATGGTACAATTGTTAATGATGAGATCTTAGACATATGGAAAAATTTTAAAAAAGTCAAAGTTTCTATAAGTTTAGACGGAATAGAGGGCAGAGGTGAATATATCAGACACCCGATGGCTTGGGAGCAAATTAAAGAAAATCTACAAATCCTTGATAAATCACCGGAAAACATTGATGTAAATTTAGCTGTCACAGTTCAATTATTAAACATAAAACATTTGCCTGATTTTGCGAAATGGAAAATTGCACAAAAATTTAAAAAAATTAATTTAGAAATTATAGAAGGATATCAAATAGGCGCAGGTATTTTTAACATGCATCTCCTTTATATTCCTACCTTTTTAAGTATTCAGTGTTTACCAGAACAAGATAAAAAAGAAGTGGAAGAAAGTTTTTTACAATTTAAAAAGTGGCTTAAAGACAATTATAACCAATCATTTTGGCATAATCCTGTTGGCTGGCAAAAATGGCAATCATTGTTAGATTACATGTATAAACACGATGGATCCGACCAAATTCCTAATTTTCAAAAATATATTTTAAATTTAGATTCTATAAGAGGAACTGATGCAAAAGAAATATTTCCTGAACTATCACATCTTTTTCTTTGATATAGGAATATCGCCTGCACAAGTGCACCAATTTCGTGTGCAAATTACAGGTTCTTCAGGAACTTCAAAACTACCTTCATAGATATTACCTAAACTCCCCCCAACTCTGCATGTAGCACGATGCACTTCTCCGTCCCAGTTTATCATTAAACTTTCTAATCCCACATTGCAACTCCATCCCTTGAATTTATTGAGGTGATTCTTTATAATTTCGTTTGCGTGCATGGTTGATGTATCATCTATAACACAATTTGGCCTTGCAGTTCCAGTGTTTTGTAGAATCCAGTCTAAATCTTCTGTAGCATACTTTAAATCGTCAAACCAGTCATGATCGCCATTAGTCCATCTTATGCGTCTTATTACTGTAGGAATATTCATTGATTGCAACATTTCCCATGCTCTTTTTACCATATCCATATATTCGTGGTGTGCCATTAAATGTACTATTACGTCTCTATCAAATACTTTACCTACATTAATTGCATTGTTTAAACTTTTAGACCATAACTCGTTGTCAAAGTGTAGACTGAATACGTATTGATTCACAGGCTGATCAAGGTACCATTGCACATTACGTAACCCGTTTGAAGTTACATTTATCCATTTAACATGCATTGATTCATCTATATGATTTATAAGTTCTTCAATTTTAGGGTGAACAGTTGGCTCGCCCCCGGTCAGACTCATTCTTACAGGTTTTGCAAGTTCTTCTAATTTATCTACAGCATCTAACATATGCTTAATTTCGGCATGGGGACTAAAATTATCATGTATACTCGGAGGACAATAGGCACAATCTAAATTGCATCTTTTACCTATATTCCATTCTACTTTAACAGTGTCAGTATTGTCGTAAACATTTTCGACTTTAAACATATTTCTTAAACTCTGGATTGATATGTTCGAAAGGTCCCTGCGATCTAGTTTTATCTAATGCGCGATTAAACTCAATAGTTTCCCGCCATAAATGATGTTGATCAGTGGCTTTTATATATGTTATTACGTCGTTAATTTGGTTAATTGTAAATTCCAATAACTTACCATTATCTTTGACAAGTTTAAAATTTGGAACTTTTTCTTTAACCTGTTCTAGTCTTTTCACTACTTCTTGTTTTAGATCTTTTGGTAATACTTGAGCAGAAAGAACCCTAGGATGGTCGACACTTTTAGCATAAAATATTATGCCCAAATCATCTAAGAAATATTCTATCATTTTATCTAAGACCATAATGTTATTTACTTGGAATGCAACTGCTCCTACAATACGATTAATATTGGGAATATCTTGCATTACTTTTATATTTTTTATTAGGGTTTCCCAATCACCATTTCCTCTTACATATTCATAACTTTTACCTATTCCATCTATGCTAACATTTACAGCGACACTTTTAAATCTAGGCCAGTAATCGTGTATATTCCTGCCACCTTTTATACCTAAAATCGTCCCATTAGTTGCATATTTAATTTCGATATTTTCTCCGTATGTGGAAAGCATATCTAAGATCTTATAATGGTGCGGGTCCATGAGAGGCTCGCCTCCGGCAAATTCAACCCTTCGGAAATATGGCAACAACTTTTCAAAACTGTTCCACCAGTTTGTGTTATCTTCAAAATGACCTAAATAAGGATTCTTTTTGAGGTTTAAATTATCTACCATGTTAGGTAAGAAAACATCGTCGTCCTTATAGTAACCTTCGATAGAATCCCAATCTTTCCACGAAGTGCTGTCAACAGGATTGCACATTCTGCACTTTAAATTACATAGATTGTTAATTTTAATTTCAATGGTAGGGATTTCAAAAGGCATTGAGTAATCTTCATTAAGGTTGTCTAAAGCATTAGGATAAAGATTTATTCTTGACTCTGGAATAACATTCTCTATATGTCGTTGTCGTAAACTTTGTACTCCTTGATCCTCCAACATATAACAGGGTAAACATTCAGGCGGCCTCTCATCATTTAACACCTGCTGTCTGATACGTAGCATATTTTCGTTATTCCAAATTTCTTCTAAACTTTCATCTTGAATGTAGCCAACAGGGTGACTGCGGCAGCATATTTTTACTGCGCCGTCCTCTCGGGTAGCAAGTCCAGTAAAAGGGTGCATACAAAATGTACAGGATTTTTTCATAATGTTACTTATCTCATATGGCTAATTATAAATAATTTTATGATAACTCCCACTATGTATTCATTAGACGAAAATATTTTACAAGAAGCAGTCAATTCTTTACCTCAAATAAGTTTTAAACTTTCCTTAAATCACCCTACAGAAGATTTTTTTTATAGTCCATGGGTTATAAAAGACGAATATAAAGGCACGGTATGGAACGACGTTTTGAAAAGTTTACCAGAAATGCAGGGAGAAGCTAGATTAATAAAACTAGATCCTGGATTTTGTTATTATGCTCATGCTGATATAGATGACAGATGGCACTTATCGTTACAAGCCGAACATTCCTTTTTAGTTGACATACAAAATGAAAAACTACATAAAGTACAAGTTGATGGAAAATGGTATTATTTCGAAGCAACTAATATTCATAGCGCAACAAACTTTAGTAACAAACCTCGTATTCAATTAGTTGTGAGAAAATTATTGCAAAAAAATAAAATTATAGATCCCATATGTGTAAATTTAATTTTAAAAGAGTATAGACATGATTATAGATATCTATTTGATAGCACAGTAAGCCCATGGTTAAATAAAGCTAATAAAACTGGATATATCTCTAACTTTGAAAAGAAAGATAAATCTGTAAAATTTATAATTTCCGAGTATGCGCTAAGTTCGCTTAAACAAATTTTACCAAAGGAGTTTGAATTAAGATGTCTGTAAGGTTTGTAGGAAATTGTAAGACAGTAAACTGGCAAGAATTAATCGAATCAATAAGCCGTATAGACGGAGACGTAAGAACATATGGAGTAAACTTTTATCAAGATTCTAATCAAAATTTTAATGAGATAATAGATTTATGGAAGACTGCAGGATACGATAAAACAGAAACAGTAGAATGGATAAATTATTATCCAGGAAAACATTTTGGAACCCATTACGTAACACAATTTGAAGAGTATACTGATACTTTATGTGCACGTGCTTGGATTAGTAAAATACGTCCTGGGAAGTATGCGCCTTATCATAAAGATATCGATGATAATATAGAAGAATACCTAGCCAGGGGAGATTTAGTACGATATACCGCGCATCCTTGTATTCCTAAAAAAGGACAAATCTTAATTATAGACGAAACCGTATTACATTTAGAAGAACAAGGAAATGTGTACAAGTGGTCAGATTACTTTGCATGGCATGGCGGCGGAAATATAAGTTTTGAACCTAAATACTTATTCAATTATCTAGGAGTCAAAAAATGAGATTTATAGGTAACAGTAGTGAAGTAATTGATTGGGATCAGTATGTAAATTTGATCGAATGTGATCAAGGAAGAATTAGGGGAACAGCTCAAAGAGATGATATTCATCATAATCCTAAGGTTGCCGAATTAAAAAATATATGGGAAGTAGCTGGCTACACAAATAATAATGCTGTTGGCTGGATAGATTACGAAATATCACAGGATATAGTTGACAAATTTGCATTTTGGGCAGGAATGAATCCAATAGCTGGTTGGATTACTAGTGTTCCGCCAGGCTATTGTGTTCCGTGGCATCCCGACTATACAGATGACGAGGAAAAAATACTTTCTAACGGTGAGGTATTTAGATTCACCTGTCATATTGGTAAGCCAAGATGGGGCCAAGTCTTTGTACTAGAAGAGCATGTATTTCATATGGAGTCGCAAGGAAACTCATATCAATGGTCGGACTGGCAGGACTGGCACGGCGGATTAAATATGGGGTTACACTCTAAACTCCTCTTTAACTTTTTGGGATATAAGCGTTGAAAAATAAATTTTGTTTCGATTTAAAACTTCCAATTAGCGGACCATTAAATAATTTTAAATGTATATACAGGAACGATGCAGAGCCAGACATTTTCTTCATAGATCATTCTGACGTAAGCGAAGATTATAAAAATTGGATAAGTGAATGTGGATTAATAATGACATATCCGCCTTTGATTTTTTATACACCCATTGGACATCAAATAGGTGTTCACATAGACGGTCCTGGCAAAGTTATGGATAGGGCTTGTATGAACTGGTGCGTACAAGGAGCAGGGAGTCTAATGCACTGGTACGAAGTTAAAGCAGGGTGTTCTCCATTTGAAGAAACAGAGACACAAGCCGGCACACCATATACACAATACCATCCTAAGGATCTAAATCATCTTCATAGTCAAACTGTTAAATGGCCTAGTGTTGTTCAAACAGGAATACCCCACAATGTTCATAATAGCACTTGGGAGCCTAGGTGGACAATTAGTTGCGATCTAAGTTTTAAAGATACTCCTGAACAAGGACTCACAATGTTTCAAGCACAGGAAATATTTTTTAAATGGATGATTTAGATATTCAATTTTACAAAGCTAATAAAAATAAAACCTTCAAATTAGAACAATTACCGGATGGAACTTATGAGTATCAAGCTATGTGGATTATGGAGCAAAGACACATTGGGTGGTTAGAACTGGAATGCAATCACCCAGTTGAAATCTACAATGAATTGGAATATTATCTTCATAGAGGACACGAAACACATGTTGGGTGGAGCAGTGTGTGTTTACATGGGCTTGGAGCTGATAAAATAGCTACTGCTCCTACATATGGTTATAATGAGTTTACTGCTCCTTACACTTTTACAGATATTTCAACATATTTTCCTAAAACCGTTGAATATTGGAAAAAATTTCCTGCAGAGCGGTTTACAAGAATACGATTTATGAAACTTGAAGCAGGGGGGAGCATTAGTGTACACAATGACAACTATGAAAATGTACCAGAAGATTTTAATCCTTTAGATGGTATACTGCCTATTAATGTTGCAATAGTTCATCCTGATAATTGCGATATGATTATAGAAGATTGCGGGTCAGTGCCTTTTACTTCTGGCAAAGTTTTTCTAATTAACGTAGCAAAAAATCACATGGTAGTAAATAACTCCAACAAAGATAGAATACACCTTATATCAAACATTATTTTAGGAAATAAACGAAGTGAATTTTGTAAATTACTGGTAAGAAGTTATGAAAAATGTTATAACCTTCAATAAAACATCCCAAGAAATAGTATTTTGTATTGTAGATAACACTGCAAAAATAAAACATGATTGGACCAGAGAAATTATTAAAAACTTATCTGATTTTGTCTTATCGAATATAATACAAAAAGGCTATACTGTATTACAGGGTGTTTCTGAGGAAGCATTGTTAAGAGAAAGTGCGTCAAAGTATAAACATGCTGTAGTTATATCCACCGGAACAGAGTTTTTAAATGGAGATAATTTTTTTAAAGCTATTGAAAAGGCAACTTTTCAAGATTATTTTATACAAGGTCATGTTGCTGATAGAAAGGATGGTTACTATGAACTACACGATCAATGTTATTTAATTAATTTAAGTATCTATAAGAAGTTAGGTTATCCTTCAATTGGTAGCTTTTCTTATTACGATTCACATGAACAAATAGAACCACATAGAAGTGATGAAAACATTCACGATGATTATACGCCAGTGTGGATAAAACCGGGCTCATCAAGGCGGAGATACGAGCATAAGTGGCATGGATGGAATATATTATCAATTGCATTAGATAATAATTTACCTGTAATAGTATTCAATGAAGATATAAGAAATAATAAAAAATTTTATTATCCTGATTATGAACCTTCATTTCAACTGGCTCATGAGTACTTGTATGGCAAGCAAATTATAAGTAGCCAGGCTTTCTTTTATCCTTTCAACACTGAACAATACAATACTTCGAATGTAGATTCTATAAATCAGTTAGTAACACAGGCAAGTGGCCTTAATTGGATCGATTACTTAATTAATAATAATTATTCTAAAGGAACAATTGTAAATTTTGTAGACAATAATACATTTGCATTAGAAACAATGAAATATATCACTGAATGGAACGGCGAAGATTATCCCCAAATGCTTGAAGACTACGTGCTATCTAGAAGTAGTTTTATGAAGGTATCAAAAAATAATAGATTAGCAAATATGGATGATCCTTTAACTACATGTTGGGAATATTTTCTAGAACAACATCCTAATTGGAAGGATACGTGGCAAGATATCAAACATAAGGTACAATTTAAATTCACTCATGCAGACTTAGTCCTTAATAAATCACTACCGATTGAACATTGGTTAGAGGAAAAAACAAACACACTTATTAATTTAAGTCATATTTTTAATTATGATCCAGTTGCTCCATTTATTCCTCTTCAATTGCGTGTAAATAATGAGAATAATCTTATAAAGAAGATTAGACAATATATGCCTGATGCAACTATTATATTTAGCGCAAGATCTGCAGAAGGTTTTTTTGATTCGTCACCTAACCATTATGTATGCCAAGCAAGTAAAATGCCTTTGGTTACCATAAAGGATTTGACTTTCCCCACATGGCGTTATGGGGAGTGGTTATGAAGATAGCAATTACGGGGCACACAAGCGGTATAGGTAAAGGTATATATACCTTTTATAGACGTAGAGCAGTTGAAGTGAAAGGATATAGTTTAGATAATGGCTATAATATTAATGAATACGAATCTATTCTTAAAGATAGTGCAGATTGTAACATTTTTATAAACAATGCCTATAGTCATTATAAGCAAAGTGAGATAATTTCTACTTGGGGCGAAATGCATAAAAATTATAAACATTTAATTATTAGTACAAGTAGTATAGCTGCAGAGCCGCTATTAGAAATAGAAAAAATATTTCCCCATCTCGTACCATACGGCGAAGAAAAATATGCTATTAATAAAGCAAGTTGGTTTTTAAATCACAGCGGCTCTAGATGTAAATCCAGCGTTATTATGCCAGGGGTAGTAGAAACTAATTTTTATAATCCCTACGACACAGAAGACGAAAACGGAATAGAATTATATAATCAAGTCATGAATACCAATAGTATAATCACTGTTGACGATTTAGTTAAGACTGTAGATTTTATTATTCAAAGTTGGAACGGAAGAAACTTTATAGCAAGTATGACGGTGTTAAATGCTTATTAAAGATTGGATAGATAGAATTTCAAAACCGCAAGAATTACTAGGAGGATATTCAGTGTGTCCTTATTCTAGGCATGCGCAGTATGAAATAGTACAAGTATATGGGCGTAATATAGTTGTTCCAAATGCAGACTTTGACTTAATAATTTATATACTTTCGGATAACTTTTCTCAAATACAAGTTGAAAGTATAGCAAAGGAGTATAATCTACTGTACAAGGAATTGGTTTTCTTACCAGATCCTAAAGATCGATATACAGAAATCAATGGCGTAAAAACAAATAATGGTGAACAGAATCTAATACTTTGCCAACCAAGAGCTAAATTAAGAAAAGCAAGAGAAAATCTGTCTAAAACAGATTATTATAGTTTCTGGAGTGAAGATTATCTTCGGGAGATCTTAGATACATGACATGCTGGACAGAGTACGATCCGTTAAAGGAAATAATTGTAGGAGATTGTAATCAGCCCGGCGATTTTGATTGGTTCCTTGACGAAAGAGTAAAATCAAAATTCAATCTAATACTAGAAGAAACAAAAGAAGATTTACAAAATCTTAGCGAGTATCTATCCGGTTTAGGTATTCGTGTGCATAGGCCTAAACCTACAAAGTTTGAAAGTCGAGTCAGTTTAGGAAGTTTTACAATCCCTAATCCTGCAAGTCCTATAGTTCCCAGGGATCAGTATTTGGCATACAATAATATTATCATACAAACTTATACAAGTATGGTAGATAGATATTTAGATAGTGCAACATATTACCACATCTTTAAAGAACAATTTGATAAGGGCATTAATTGGATTAGTATGCCACCGCCTGTGTTAATAGATATAGGAGAAACAGAAAAGTGGTGGATAAAGGGCGAAGAAATTTATCATGATATATTAAAAGATAGATTGCTATGGCATACAGCAACCATGTATAAATTAGGTGATACATTGATTACAAACACAAAAGGTCCTGGTAATTATAACGGTTTAGAATGGATGACAAGGAATCTTCCTAATATTAAAATTATCGAAAATACACAAACGCATCAGCAAGGATATGGGCATATTGATCACGGCTGGTTTATGACAGACGACGAAACAGTATTTTGTGTTGATAAAAGTTGGGTTCCATTAGTGCTCCTTGACAAAGAGATTATTGAGTTGCATAAATTTTTTGATCCTTTTGACGATCAAAAATTCTTTATGGATTACAATAGTACTGGCGGAAAATACAGTGTAGATTGGTTAGATAAATGGTTAAACGGCTGGAAGGGTTACGCACAGGAATGTTTTTTTGATACCAACGTTTTAGTCCTAGATAAGGAAAATATACTATTCACAAACGAACAACCTCGTATATTTAAATTAATGGAAAATAGAGGAATCAACTGTCACGTAGTTCCGCAAAGACACAGTTTCTTCTGGGAGGGCGGCGTTCATTGCTTAACTTTAGATTTGGTCAGGGATGGCAGTTGTAGATCGGTTATATGATGCTAGTGCACTTATAAGTCTCTTTGATAACTCTATAAAATAATCATCAGTTGCAGATAATGGGATAATTATCAAAAGTCCATCCCCTGCTTCGTTAAACATACCGCTGCTCAATCCAAACTTTTTAAAATGACTTTCCAGGGTATCTTGATTTTCTAAGTAATTTTCATTTAACAGATTAAGATTAAATACCAGTCCGTGGTTGTTAAAGCCTTTTATAAGATTCTCTTGTTTTAGTTTTTCGAATAAAGAAACGGCTGAATTTTTTATCGCAGAATGATTTTTTAGAATTTGTTCTTTTTCTAGAATATCCATATATTCTAAAACACTGTAGATGCCACTTAGGCTGAAACTATATGAGAATCCATGCAGTAACGGCAAATTCATTATTGTTTGGTATATAATGTCATTTACAAGTGTTGCACTCAATGGATAAAAGCCACCTGTAAACCCTTTACCCATTGTGAATATATCAGGCTGTATCAAAGTTTCCCCATGTTCGTTTTTCCATCCAAACATGTTTCCGGTTTTTCCTCCGCACATTGCAATATCGTCAACTATCAAAATCACATCGTTTTCAGTGCAGACACGTCTAAGTTTTTGCCAAAATTCCTGTGTCACAGGCTTCAGTCCATCCTGCCAGCTACAAGTCTCAATGACAACACATAGTGTGTTACTCCAGTCTCTGTCCAGGTCTGTTTCCTGTCTTCTCAAAGTAACACAATTACCTTCTCTGCCATATATATGATGCATGTCTCTGGTATCTGCAATACTGCTACTTAAGAATGTGCTACCGTGATAACTGTTTTCAAAACCTATTATCTCTTTCCTGTCTTGATTTTTTGCAACATTATATAGATGTGCAACTCTAATTGCACCCTCTATGGCATCACTGCCCGATAAGCTGAAAATACTACGATACCCGCCGCTTAAGTCAAACAGTTTAGATGCAAGTGTCTGAATGACTGAGTTAGAAGTTTTGAACTCGCCGCTACAAAAAGGTGTGTCTTTTATTTTTTCGCCTACCTTATCAACAATATCAGTTCTATCAAACCCTAGTGTAAAACACCCGCAGTTCCCCATACTGAGATCAATAAAATTAACATTGTCCTCATAAAAACCAAAAGACCAGTATTTTTCTAAAAGTCTATATTCTTCTAGATTATCGTTTATTGCGTAAGGAAAAAGTGCTCGGGATATCATAATTTTTTACTAATATACTTTTTGCTTATATTACACTTAAGGTTAAAGATATTCTTTTACTACCTGGATTTATATTTTCTACACTATGGATTTTATTTGCTGGTAATAAATGCCATCTGTCTAATGGCACTTTTATTTCTTCCTTCTTTGTAACTTTATCATAAGGAATAAACATTTGTGGGTGTATCCAGGTATTATCCTTGTAGTCATTTAATTCATAAAATATTAACGAAACATCTCCGCCTGTTTGTATCAGATAATTATAAGCCTTGGATCTTAATTCGTCTATGTGAGGAGGTATAATCGATCCTTCTTCCATTACTTGAATATTAATGGAATCGTATTTGATTGGAATATGTGTATTAACCCATTTACTTATAGTGTCAGATACATCTATAAAACTATATTTTACTAGTCCGGGAAATCTTTCACGTGCTTCTTGTCCGCTGTACCCTAGTTTAGATTTGTTAATATTAGGATCATATGCATTTTCTACTAAGTTTAGAATCTCCTCAGAAGAACTTATAAGAAGTGTGTCCAAACGAGTATTTTCGCTTTTAGCTACTACATCAAATATTTCTTGTTTTATTTCTTCAGGCATTAAGGGATATGCAGGATATTTTAAGTATGCCATTATTTGTTTTATATACCTTCCTTGTTCGTCCGAAAATAACCATGCAGGACAGCATCTGTATTAGTCTTACAACTAGACATATTTCGAATCTGTATTTTTTTCCATGCCTCAAAATCTTTAATAATTTCCACTTCTCTTCCTGTGATATGATTTTTTGCAACCTGTTTATTTATAAAGCCCAACCCTGCAAGAATCTGATTCCATGCATTATATCCTATACTATTTTCTTTGTTAGGAACATCAGATGCTGTAAGTAAACGAGTCTTAGAAATGTCAATAATATTTTTAACGAAATCTGTAGCAATGTCAGATTTCTTTATGTAATCCCAAAACGGAGATCCTGATTTTCCCCCTAAATAATGCAAAATTATAAAATCTTTGATTTCGTCATACATTTCTGTAATTTCTTCGTTATATTTTTTGAAGTCATTTGAACCTATATAATCTACAAATTTTTGTATTTGAATTATTGTTGCATGTATGCTCGTGGCCTCTAACGGTTCAATAAAAGCACTAGCTAACCCTAATGCCAAACAATTTTTCCGCCAAGGCGCATCTAATCTTCCTGAATCAAACTTAATTTGTTTTATAGGGGTTATTTCGTGTCCTAATAAGGCTTCGATTTCATTTTGTGCTTCATTAAAGGTTATAAACTTGTCACAAAATACGTAGCCGCATCCGAACCTTTCTGCAGTTGGTATCTGCCACATCCAGCCCGCACTTAAGGCTTTTGAAATGGTCAAGGGTTTAGGCCAAACTGGCGGAACATAGTCTAAAACAAATGGCATAGCACTGTTCATAAGTAGGTGTCTGTTATAACTTACCCATTTTGCACCTAGGCTCTTCATTAAAGTTTGCGCAAATCCTGTGCAATCTATAAAGAAATCCCCAGGTATAGTCATATTATTAGATAACTTTAATGAGTCTATAGCGTTATTTTCATTATGGATTATTTTTTCAACTGTTGCATCAATAACTGAACCGCCCATAGAGAGAACACGCTTTTTAAAAAATTTGCCAACTTTACTTCCGTCAAAATGAAAACTTTGTCCGGTGATCCTTAATATTTCTGATTCGTCGTTCTTAATTAGAGATCGATCTTGGTCGATAAACATTCCTAATTTACTTACTGAATGAATGTATTCGTCATTTGCAATTAAAAAAGCAAGTCTATCTGTAATTTTGTTATCATTGTCTAAATTTAAATCTAAGGGGTTATAATAGCACCTATGTTGATTCGACCAATTTTCGTGTTTGACTCCTACTTTAAACGTGGCATCCGTTTCCTTAATAAAATCCTTTATGTCAATACCAAAGTCTATGTCCTGATTACCTATAATGCTTCCTAATATATGTGTGCCACCCTCGCCTGCTCCGATAATACCTATACTACTACTTTCGATAATTGTTACGTTATAAGTAGGATTAGTTTTTAAAATATAAAAGGCTGCTATCCATCCCGCAGTACCGCCTCCTACAATTACTAATTTCATATAATTGACCTCTGTATATAAGAAGATACAGGATAATTGCCTGTTGCTCCTACATTGAAGGACACTGCATATCTAGGTAAGTTTGTTTCATTTATTTTTGTTTTATGTCTTAACCATCCGGGAAAGATGAGCACATCGCCGGATTGTATCGAAACTGTCTCCTCTATGTCATATTGTACGCCTTCGGGCCCTTGCCATCCAAATGGCTGGAGGCTAGCAACAAGGTGATTAGGGTTTTCGAAAATTATATCTCCCATACCTGGATCCATCTTAATATACATTACACCACTCAGTAAATATGGTGTATGGTTGTGTGCAATGATGCCACTATTCTTACATGTTTTGTTAATCCACATTTCACATATTTGAGGAGTGAGTCCGTTGTAAAATTTATATTCGGCCCAACATTTTTTTATCATCGGTTCAAGTTGTAAGGTAATATTTTCAAATGCCGGGTGATTATGAAATGTATTCAACGAGTTGTATGTTGTATATGTAAATGGGCCTACATCGTTGTGAGATGCAGACGGCTTTGACCATTCTATCTCAACTTCGTGTTGAACTTTAGCAAAGGCTTCGTCTAAGCCTAATATTTTATCTCTAAAAATTTTTACAGGAAACAGTGATTTGAACATAATTTTTATACTGATGTTATTTAAATTTATTTATCATAAAATATGATACCAAAAAAAAAATTTTATAAATATCACTATGGAAAGAACCTCAAAAAAATATTTTCAATACGACGCAAATTTTGCCTCTATTTATAATGATGTTAATTTTGACGATATTTGCTATTACTTTGTAAAGCAGTTTGAATTAACACATGCATATCCTACAGGATCGTTAGTAGACCTCTGTTGTGGTACAGGTCAAATTGCAAACATTTTTAAAACAAGATTCGAAGACCTGGAAGTAGTTGGATATGATTTGTCGCAAAACATGTTAGAATTTGCAAATTATAATAATATTACTTTTAGAAACGACTCTATATTATCTATAAATGAAAAATTTGACAATATTGTATGCAATAATGCATATCATCATTTTGATGACATAAGTCTGTTTTGGGATACAATCCACAGGATTTCTCATGAAAGCACAAACTTTTTAATATCTGATAATGTAAGACCAGACACTGAAGCGCAGCTTAACAATATTGTGACAGGTGTCCTAGGAAATAATTCTCCTCTCAGTGAGTCATTTGAGTTAGCTTTATCTTCAAGTTATTCGATAGAGGAACTAAATGATCATGCTAAAGATTATAATCTTATAGTTCATGATACTCCTGTAGCTGATCTTAAAATTTTTTTTATACATAATTAATTTTTATTATAGGAAAATAGATGAAAATCGTGATTCTCGGTGGCGGCACAGCAGGTTGGATGGCAGCATCATATCTATCTAAACGCTTCCGAGATTTTAATTTAACAGTAATAGAAAGTCCAAATATTCCTCGAATCGGAGTGGGAGAAAGCGTAACTCCTCATGTTGCACAATTCTTTACTGATCTTGGTATAGATACGCATACTTGGATGAAAGATACAGGAAGTGTATATAAGTGGGCCAACAAGTTTATTAACTGGCATAATGGAAATGACTATGAGTATTTTAGTTTTTCATATCCTACAAACACTGAAATGTTATATAAAGACATAGATAAACCCTTTTCTATTGACCAGGTATATGGTGATAAGGATAATGAATTAAGTACGGATTATTTGTTAAAGTTATACAATGACGGGCATATAGATAAGTTCGATAGGTATTTTAACAGCCAATTTTATTACATGGAAAATAATGTTGCTCCATTTGAAGGTACTACCCGGCTTCTAAATGTTCCATTTAGCGGTGCACAACATATTGATGCAGAGAAAGCAGCTGATTTTTTAAAAGATAATGTTGCTCTTAGAAATGGAGTTGAACATCTTCAACATGACGTAGTTGATATTATAGTCGACGGAGAAAATATAAAATATCTTGTCTTAGAAAGTGGAGAGCAAGTTGTAGCAGATCTATTCTTAGATGCAACTGGATTTAAACGCATCTTAACCAAAGCATTAGGATGGACAACCGTAAAATATAAAAACAATCCTATAAACAGGGCATGGGTTTGCCCACTAGAATATGAAAACAAAGAAACTGAGTTACTCAATTATACCCAATCCATTGCGCAAAACCATGGTTGGCTTTTTAAAATAGGACTAAATCACAGAATGGGCAGTGGCTATTGTTTTAGTAGTGAGTTTACAGATGATGATGATGCGCTAAAAGATTATATGTCTATAACAAAAAATCACAAGGCTGAACCTAGATTAATTAAGTGGACACCTGAAAGATTAAAATATTCTGCAAAGGGTAACACTGTTGCAATAGGATTAAGTTGTGGGTTTGTAGAACCAATGGAAGCCAATGCTTTGTATACTATTATTAATAGTATTGTTAGATTAGCTGAGACTATTGAGTCATGTCGGAGTATAAACCTAATAGATTATACTGAGTATAATAATATAATTGCCCATGGCATTGATGATATTTCTGATTTTATACTCGTACATTATACATTAAGTAATAGAAAGACTAATGCTTTTTGGAACGAAATGTCTGCTTTAGGTGTCAGAAATAATCATATTGACCTTATGTACGAAAAATATAGGAGTAAGTTTAACACAATGTCTGCCGCCTTACAAGGTTATACAATGTTTCCACAGTACATGTGGGCACAACTAGCTACTTATTTGAAAATAGATACCTCCACATGGTATGACTTAAAAGAAGATGTTACATATGAAATTGCAAAACTGTACTTTAAAAATCTAGAACACAAGCATCGTCTTATTAGTTCAACTAGAATGAATAATTCTCAGTGGTTATCTAAATATATTTTTCGATAAATATCAGGCAACGGATCTTCAGGCCATTTTACATATTCTGTAAGACTGTGTTTATTAAGAATAGAAAAATCTACTTTACCGTCTGGCCAAACACTATTAATAAATTTAGATCTTTCTTCGTTTAGAATAGGTCTATAAAGATTTATATCAATAGGCTGTTCTTCGTAATCACAAGTAGTATAAAATGCAAATGCTTTTAATTTATCTTCTTTAATAAAGTGATAACACGGATACATAGTTATTTTATACACTTCGTTTATTTTTATATCTAAAACTATCTGTTGTAGTTGTTCCTTCCAATCAGGTAAAATATTTGATAAATCAGCACCATTTACTATTGTTTGCTCGCAACATTCTATATTCCATTCTATGTAGATTTCTCTTTTGCTGGTATCTACATCTATTAAATTAGCACACCATGGATATTTATTAAATTTTTTAAGATATTTTATTTCTCTTGTAAAACAATCGTTAATTAATTCGTTGCTTACCGGTTTATTCCTAAATTTACTATCGGGATCGAATCTCATGCAGAGAATTTTTTGGTCTAAACTTACTAAAGGTTCGTATAATGCTCCAGTTTTCCAGCGTTTGTTGCTCTGATCTGTCACATAGTAGTGTTGCCAATCAGTAGTGTTCAATATGATCTATACCTATGGTCTTCCTAAATTCTTTTGTAAACGTGCAATCGATTCGTAATCCGTATTCTTGTTCTTTAGAACCTTCTCCGCCGTGCCAGTCTTGATCGTTCCAGAAAGCTGCATTACAGTTTAGATAGTATTTGTTCTCATTTTCTGGATCCCATATGTAGAATCCGCGTTTAGTTCGATATCGAATATGTATAAATTCGTTGTTATGTGGAGAATAACCTTGATTGTCACCGTTCTTACCATCAAGATCTCTGTGTTCAAATGCATGCCCGTTATGATCGCAATGAAAGAATATAACACGCCCGATACTGTCAATAACATTTTCCTCAATAAGATTCTCTACCCATTTGACTACGCCTGGAAAATGTTCCTGTTCTTCGGTGGGGTTGCGTTCAGCATTGCGTTCGTCCCAACTACCTTCTTCCCAAAGAAAATAGTATATGTAAGGATCGTTTGCACCCAACGCACCTTTGAGATATCTTGTAAATAAGTTCCTTTGACGATAATCTTTGAAGTCTTGAGGAAATATTGTTTGTCCATGTATTTTAATTGGGTCATTTTCCGGCAATGCTTGATATTCTGCAAATGCCTTATATATAGGCTTCCAGTTCAAAGTATAACTCATATCATTTAAGTCAAAGCCTGGACTCATCCAAGTCCCTTCTTTGGCATATTCCCTCGCCAGTGCAAATCCTTTACATATTTCAGGATGAAGATTTTTGAAACCCTCAATGTCGAGATGTGGATCTAAATTTATATACGGCCTACCGCCAATTCCTTTAAACATATTAATAGTTATCAAATAAGTACCATATGCAAAATAACTTTGAATATTATTACAATAACGTGCCAGGTGAAGGTAAATGTAGAAATAATCTTATCTATACAAGCCTTATCAATAACAAACAAAACAAATTTATACAATGGTACTACAATGACTCTGAATATCACCAAGGAAAAAATGAAGTTGTTGATCCTGAATTAATGGAATCAAAATGGAATAGAGAAATAAACAATTTAATGTACATAGACAGAGAAGGGTATGGAAATTATCTTCCTAGTTTTGAAATTGACCGAGACCAAAAGCAGATAATTTTAGATATACAAGGTCCAGATTTTTGGGAACAAAGTGGATGTCTTACTGAAAACTTTGACAAGATTCTGCCAGACTGGCAGGAGCAAATGCTCGAAATATTTAAAATGCATAAAGATTTAGGAATTTATAAATTTAGTTTGCATCCAAGTAGCTATTTTATTATAAACAATGAATTAAAAAGTATAAATTATTTTTTTGCTTATCACGAAAATGAAGAAAAAATAAACGTGAGAAGCCATTTGTCACATATTAGCTCTAAGCGCAGAGAAAAGTTATTCCCTCAAATGGAAGCCATGGGCATAGATTTAGATGAACCACAAGAATGGGTGCCGTTGCAAATTTTGTGCTTTGAAAGCTTTTCAAATAACTATTCAAAAGATTTTATTAACAAGGCAAAAGCATTGTATGTATAAAGTTGTGCCTTTTTCAGATGATCTAGATCTAGAATTATTCTACAAGAAAGCCAAAGAAAAAGGATTCGAAAATAATTCAACTAAACATATGTTAGTTGACTGTTTTAAAAATGAAAGAAAATCCCAGACTTGGATACTTTACTACGATAATAGTCCTATCGGATCTGTGGCAGCCCATTCATTTGACGAAATGGGGAAAAATTGCTATAGAATAGCGGCCAGAACCTGTGCTTTTACAGATGAAATACCTACTCCTACGTTAAGAACAAGAAATCAAATAGTAACGCAACAGCACGTAACAGGACAATTCCTTATACCTGCTTGTATTGAATGGGCAGGCAGGAAAAATAATCTTTATATTACTTCAAATAATCTTGAAGGCGGCAGTCAGCGTCTGGTACATACAGTATATTTTCCAGCAATGGTAAAAACGGGGCAAGCTGAACATATTTGTGATATGTTATACAGAGGTGTTATGCAAAGCGTATGGAAACTAAATGTCGATAAGTACTATGAAGTATTAGGAAAAAATCCAAGATGGCAATAATTAAACAAATAACAAAGTTTTTACAATCATTTAAAGATAGAAAGTTGAAAGACACAGTAGCCCTTTGTGAAAATTGTTACAGACATTTGCCTGCTAGAACCTTTCAACGAGAGGACTCTATATGGTTATCAAAAGAATGTCCAGAGCACGGGTATAAAGAATACATTATAGAAAAAGATGCGGATTTTTATCATAAGTTAGATTATGATACCCATGCTTATGATATTCCAGCAGGAATAATGGTCGAAGTTACAGACAAATGTAATCTTAACTGTCCGCATTGTTATCATGAACCAGAAAATAAAACCACAGATAAACCAATTGATGATATATTAAAACAAATACAACAATGGCCTGACGGTGCAGGAAGCGTTATATTAGCAGGAGCCGAGCCTACTGTAAGAAAAGATTTGCCCGAATTGATATCCGAAATAAAGTCTTTGCAAGACCAATTAGGTCGAACACATCAGGATATCAGCATTCTAACTAATGGTGTCAAATTCCATGATAAAAAATGGGTTAAACAAATTAAGGATGCAGGTTGCCGTGCGGTTATGATAGGATTAAATCATCCTTCATACCAGGGCGAAAAAGTTCATCAAAAGCAATTACAAGGTATAAGAAACTGCAAGGAAGCAGGTATCTTTGTTTATTATGTAGGGTATACGATAGAATCCTATGATCACTTACCATTTGTATTAAAAGAAATACAGGAATTGGGAGATACTGCATTTCAGTATAGGATTAGAGCAGGAAGCGATATTGGCAGAAATCCAGATGAACCTAGAGTTTTTCTCAGTGATAATGTTAAAGAAATTAAAGAATTAGTTGAGCAATACGGATGGGACTGGGAAAAAATTCCAGGGGATGATAACCTTTATCATTATATGGTAAACATAAATGGTATTACCCATAGGATTATTCAGTGGAGTGATGCCAAAACATTAGATCTCGAAGAAATAAGATGTGGTCCCTGGTGTGACTTTGTCCCTGGCAAACCTATTTCAAATTTCTTACATCAAGTAATGTTGCGAGATTATGCTATAAATCAAAATAGAATACTGTTTGATACAGTGCCTGAAAGATATACATTCAGAACAAGAGACCAAGTAAGGAAGGAACACTAAGCAGATCTTTTAAGAAATGTTTCTTGAATACTAGAAGGCTTGAAATAATTTTCGATAACGGAAACAACAATATCTTTATCGAAGTGTTTACAGCTGAAAATGTCAATGTATGCGCTTTTTTGTTTCGTAACAAAGTGTGCGGTAATATTACTGGTTGTTATCATTTGTAGTAAACTGTAGCCTTCATTATCAGATCCCTCAAGTAAATATTCTAATTGTATTTCCCCATGGGGTATCATATCGATAGCTGTTAATAGCTCATCTACAAAGCTTTTTATTATGTTGTAATCAGAAATATTCTCACAATGAGAACAATCTAATATTAAGTGATATCCCCAATATTTTTCCATAATAGTTCCGCTAAACGTTGATGTGCATCTTCTCCATAGTGCAGCAATGGCATTTGTGTAAAGCCATTGCTTTCGCACCACTTTAAGTAGTTTCCTTGACCTTCGAAATCAAACATTCTTTGGTCAATAAATGTGGACATTGGTAAATGTATGATATCACAAGAGTATGCATAAGCAATACAACTTACTTGTTTAAAAAAATGCTCTATGCTATTGTAAGGTCTGTGTATATATTTAAGATATACCTGGTTAAATGGATGATACATTCTAGATTTATCATATAAATTTTCTATTGGACCAGTCCATTGGATTCCTGTCTGTACAAACAAATCGTTATCTCGGCCCAGAAACATTCCGTCGTCTGGGTAATAAAATTCTGCTCTATCGCAGTCAGTATAACCAAAGAGTATGAGACAGTTATAATCTATTGCTTCTAATAATTTCCTAACGCTTCTCTGATTACTACCGCCTGAAAGCGCATAGTTTTCGCATAGCGTGTCTGTCAGTTTTCCTAGTATATTCGGAAATGCTAATTGCTTACCGTAGTTGTCGGCATCTTCTAGAGTGATTTTGCCGGCTAGATAATCCTCAAAGATAGTAGCTGAGGACAATTCGCATCCTGCTACGTGACTGTCACCAAAAGCCAGTATTTTTTTATATGATTTCATTAAATAACATATGTTCCAAGTTGTATTATTTACCGATGCTCCTTATCCCCATCATCGGATTCGTGGTTATGGAGTCCACAGAATTGCTAGCGAAATAAGAGCCAACGGGTATACCTGTTTAGTAGTAGATTTTAGTTCTGCATTAACATTTGAAAAATATAAAGAATTAATAGATAATGCAGTTGGACCTCAAACTCTAATGATAGGGTTTTCTACCACTTGGCTTCCTTATCGTCTTCCTAATCAAGAAGGATATACAAACGAGATTCCCGGACATCGCATCGGAGATGATAATAGATTATCCAGCGATAAAGTAGAAAAACATAACTGGAGGACCGAAAATATGGTTGCACAGTTTGGAAAAGCTGAAGTCGACGAATGGTTACTCTATCCCAAAAAACTCAATCCCAGCGTAAAGGTTGTTTTAGGAGGTGCAAAAACAGATTTTTATATGGATTTACCTCATGTCGATAATTTTATCTTCGGTATTGCTGAAACTATGACTATAGATTATCTTAACAGTTTAAGCGGAAAAGGACCTGCTAAGATTTTTAACAAGTATATTGATTATGATCGCAAAGCACACAGACCTACCTGGGATTTTAGAGAAAGTCAAACACAATACACAGAATGGGATTTCATACAACCTCAAGAAACACTTAATCTAGAAGTAGGACGTGGTTGCCGTTTTAAATGTGCATTTTGTAACTTTCCGCTCATTGGCCAAAAAAACGTAAACGATTACTTAAAATATCCGGAAAATATCAAAGACGAATTGCAAAAAAATTACGAACTCTGGGGTACCACAAAATATTTTATTGTAGACGACACGTTTAATGATAGCACAGAAAAATTAGAAATGTTGTGTAAGGTTATGGACGAGTTACCATTTGATATAAAATTTTGGTGCTACACTCGTGTTGATTTATTAGCGGCCAAACCCGAACAAATAGAATTAATGAAACATCTAGGTGTAGCAGAAACCTTCTTCGGTTTAGAAACATTTAATGATAAAAGTTCTCGCACTATCGGTAAAGGAATGCCATCTAGCAAAAGAAAAGATACTTTATATAAAGCAAAAGAAATCTGGGGAGAACGTGTGTGGATGGAAGGCGGATTTATGATAGGTCTACCCTATGAAACCAGACAAAGTTGGAGAGACACTGTTGATTGGTTAAAGCGAGATGATTGTCCCTTAGATATATTTACATGTTATCCTTTGAATATTACAAAAAAGACCGAACGAAATCAATGGTTCCCCCTTAGTTGGTTTGATGAAAATTATGAAAAGTTTGGTTATTACTTTCCTATTGAAGACAACACTCTTGATGGTCTACTATATTGGGAAAAACAAGACGACACCGATATAGGTAATTTTTTTGAAGCCGCAAACATAGCAGAAGAAACAACAAAAGAATTACAACCCTATCAAAACATTAGACGCGGCGATTTCTATGTAAGTTCTTTTAATGATTATAGGTTTCGTGACCGAGAAAAAACATTAGACATGTCTGTTATAGAATATAAAAAACTTATAGATGGTGTTGATTTTGAGCAATTGTACTATAATACAGTAACAAAGGATTATTTCGATAAATTATTTAATAAATTAAAGGGGAAAAATGTTTAACGTAATATTATTTACAGACACTCCCGAAATGAATTCGCGGACAAGGGGTTACGGTGTTCACAGATTAGCTACGCATATAAGAAATGAAGGATATAGTTGTTTAGTGGTTGATTTTATGTCAGGTCTTACATTAAGCGATTACAAAAAAATTTGTGATTATGCTGTAGGAAACCAAACACTTATGATAGGAGTATCACTAACATGGCTTCCTTATAGATTGGGATCTAATGAGTCAGGAGAAAATAAATTACAAACCCATGACCCCGGACGCGACATTCAAAACGGAATTAAAGATAAGATTATAAACAAGGAATATGGGTATTTTTCAAATAAAATGAATTTGGCAATTTCAAATAATGATGTTGATCCTTGGTTCGACTATGTAAAGAAATTGAATCCAAATATAAAAATTTGCCTAGGTGGTTCTAAAATAGGAATGTATTTAGATATAAAAATGGTGGATCATTTTTTTGTAGGGTATTCTGAAACAATGTTAACTGATTATTTAGATAGTCTAAGCGGAAAGAAAGAGGGAATAATATGGAATAGAATTATTGACTATGATCCAAAAGCACAAAAACCAGTTTGGGATTTCACTTTAAGCCGAACGCAATACACAGAATTTGATTTAATTCAGTCTCAAGAGCCCCTATCATTAGAAGTAGGCCGAGGTTGCCGTTTTAAATGTAAATTTTGCTCGTATCCTCTAATCGGAATGAAAAATATAAATTCTTATATAAAAAAATCGGATAATTTACGCGACGAACTTATTGATAACTATGAAAAACACGGGACTACAAGGTATTTTATCATTGATGATACATTTAACGATAGCTTAGAAAAAGTAGAATATTTTTTAAACGTTGTAAAAAGCTTGCCGTTCAGAATATATTATTGGTGTTATTTACGATTAGACTTGTTGGCGGCATTCCCTAAAATGATACCAATGTTGAAAGAATCAGGAATGATACAATGTTACTTTGGTATAGAAACATTTAATGTAAAAGCTGGTAGATCTGTAGGGAAAGGTGGTAGACCAGATAAGCTGAAAGAAACCCTATATAAATGTAAAGAAATTTGGGGAGGAGAAGTTAGCATTCAGGCCGGCTTTATCGTAGGATTGCCTCACGAAGATTCGGAATCAATAATGAATACTGCTATGTGGTTAGCACGGCCAGATTGTCCAATAGATATTAAATGGATTGTCCCTTTGAGTATTGGCGGTCCTAGTGAAGTAATGAAATATACATACACAAGTGAGTTCGACAGGAATTTTGAAAAATATGGATACAGCTTTCCTAATCCCGCCGAATTTTGGAAGTGGCAAAAACAAGATGGAACAGATATTACGTCAAGTGAAATTGCTGAAGATATATCGAAAAAAGCAGAGACTTTTTTGCAAAACAAGACATTTACAAAGGACTTAAATACTGCTAGTTTACCCCATCATGTATTATCTGATATAGAACTCACTGGATCAATGACTGCGGAAGATTATACACGCATAGTGCAAACAATTGATATACCTGAACTCTATCAAAGATCAGTCAAGATAGATTATTTTACAGAATTAATTGAAAAATTACGCATAAAGCGGAATATATTTAGTAGTTCCGTTGACAGAGACTTCTAACCAAGTATCGACCGTGCCTGTGTCTACAGGAGTAATTCCAGTTTCCCCTGTAAATGCAAGGTTCACAATGTTTCCACTAGAGTCTGTAATTTGGGTGTTACCATCCTGTGTATAAAGTGCGTCTGTCTTAACTTCCGGTGAATTCACAGATACCGGAGAATTGAATGACCCATCTGCTAGAGCTGTAAATTCTTGAAACTCTGTGCCATTAGTTTCCGGCTTCGGAATTATAAACCCAGCACCTCCCTCTAACTCACCCGAATTACCATTTATACCAGAAATAAACGTCCCTACTGCTCCTACACCTTGGTAGGATGTTCCGTCATATGCTTCTGCTATTAGTGCAGTCGTTTGATCGCCGATTTGTAAAGTTTCTTTCTCGCCACCAGCACCTTCTCTTGCGGAAAATACTCGGATTACTGGAGCGGTGCCTAGCGTGTTGAGAAATCCGTTAATGTGTAGTCCGTCTCCTTTGCCCGAAAATACTCGCAAACTTGTTGTAGCACCACCTTCCTCGCCAAAATTTATTGGACTCTCTAAATCTGCATCATTAGGTAAGTCACTTACAACTTTGCCAATAATAAAATCTTTTGTAGTACTGTTGAATATTACTGTAGAGTCTTCGGCAATCAATGAGCCTTGAACGTCGCCCTCAAGAAGCCCTGTTATAGTACCTGTGGCAATTATGTCTCTGGAAATTATATCTTTGGTCAAAGAATTTACCAAAATAGTAGAGTCATTTGATACTAAATTGCCATTTACGTCACCGAATACGTTAGTACCGTAGATATTGTTCCAGCGTAGAGTATCGGAACCTATGTTATATAATTCATTTGTTGAAGGCGTAACATTAGAATTTATTAATCCAGTTAAATTAAGTGAATCTTCCGTGCTATCACCAAGGTTGATGTTGCCGGTTGCTGTGATAGTGCCGTCTATGTTTATGTTCCCCGTACCTACAATATTATTTGCATTTAAATCTAGATCGCCGCCTAGTTGGGGCGTAGTGTCACTAATTACATCAACTAGGCCGCCGCCTGAGCTTTCACTGGTAACTTCAATTCCACCTGTGGTAGTACCGTCACCTATGTATAGTTTTTTGGTATCAGTTGTGTAAATGGGCTCCCCAACGGCTGGGGTTATAGATAAACGTTCTGCATCTGTACCACGTCTTAGTCGCAAAGGCATTATAAACTCCTACAATATTAATACTTGTATTTATACCTTATTTGAGTTTTTTCATAAACGATTTTGTGCGTTTTTGAATATCGTGTTTGACTTTGGGTGTGTCTATGCTGAAGTCTATGCTTTTTATGTGGGTGTCGTAGTCTGAAAAGAATTCTTCCAAAGATTCCTCTAGAGAAGCTGTGTCTTTGTACTTGTTTCGCTCTTTTCTTACGTCAATCGTGAACAGTTTTCCACTGTGAAAGAACACGTGAATACTATTGATATAATCGATTGGCACGGATTTGATTTCAATATCATCGAAAACTTCCGGCCAATGCTCGATTATTTCTGGTGGTAGTTTATTCTGCTTGCTCACTCTTTGCTTTCTTTTTAATAGGAGCAAGTTCTTCCGCCTGCTCTCTCAGTCTCTTAGCCTCCTTGAACATAGCATCAGCTTGTGATCTATATTGTTTTGCCAAGTCCTCATCCGTGAGCACACCGTCTGTTGACGCAGGTTGCGCTGTTTCGACAACTTCTTCCGGTGCGGTTTGCGCGGTATTAGGTTGTGTAGTTGCACCGTCTGCCATTGCGAGATCTGCTACTGTAACACCCATCTGTTGGGCAATTAACTCGTTTAGTTCGTTAAGTGGCACAGATGTAGTGTTGTTAGGAAGCATTTCCACTTCACTGGTAGCTTGTTTCATCATTTTTCCAGTAGTGTGGAAGGCCGCAAGCATATTACGACCATCTGGTAGTACAGATCGTGACAGTACCGGAGCAAGTTCATTTGCTGACTGTGCCGCATGTGATTCAACCACATTCATCAGAGCATCGTGTTCGTCTGCTGAAAGGGTTTCTGTTGTTATCACAACACAGTTCTCAGGCTCGCCCGGTACTACGCGATAGGCAACAACCACACGTCTTTTACTCTTAATGAGTCTGCCGACATGCTTTATGTTTACCATTGTCTTATCCTTGTGCTTGAGCTTGGTCCTGCTCTTGCGTTTGATTCTGTTGTGAAGCGGCAATCGCAGCCAAGAACTGCTCCAGCTTCGTGTAAGTTGCACCCACTGTGGTCATTTCGTTAGGACGGAATGCGCCACGCTGACTTGCAACGTCGATGATTACTTTAAGGGCCTGTAGATCTTGTACTGTTAGATCTGCAACACCAGCTTCTTCACCAGCTGTTGTAGCCTGTGCGTCTGCAACCTGCTCTTCTGCAGAGTTCTTCATTTGCTCTTCCATTGTGGTATCTCCAATTGTTGGTTCTTCAAAAGTGCTTTCCTGAGTTTGTTCTGTCATTTAAAGTCTCCTCTGACATAATTAATTATCAACTTATAATTAGTTGTATTTCAAATATGGACAAGCTAAAAGGAAGTAAGATAGCTCTTTGCTATCCTCAAAACCTATCCTTACACCTCTGGACACAGAATTATCTTTGTCCAGTTTCACTGATTGACCGATATAATATCGGCTTTTCAGATTCGTTTCTACCCATTTGATAATAGCATCTTTGATATTGTAATTATATTCTATGTTGCTGTATTCAAAATGTTCTGGCGGAAAACTAACTCTCCTCACGCCAAAAACATTGTATGGGTTTATATCAAATGATTCGTTAAGCGGCTGATTCTTCATAGTGTGCTGTTAATCCAAATGGAGCCTGCATGTCCTTGTTGTGATGTCCATGCACAATAAAGATAGTGTCGCAGTAGTCTTCGTCTCCCCAGGAGTTCCATGGGTAACCGTCTGTAAACATAATAAACTTCTTGGGCTCAATGCCATTCTGCTTCATGTAATCCCAATTGCACATAAAGTCTGTGCCACCACCGCCTGTGATTTCGTAATCAAGCAAGTCTCGACCGTCGTCGGACGAAAAGTCATCTTCTCCGCTGACTTCTGTGTCAAAGCACCAAATCTTAATATTATAGTCTTTAAACTCGTCCATAATACCTTTTACCTCAGACAGAAAGTCCTTGAGCTGAGTGTCCATAATACTGCCACTGACATCAAGTCCGATAGCAACATCAATGCTTTCGTCAAAGTTTTGTCCTGGAATAATTGCGCCTGTGTGCATGGCTTTGCGGTTAGGGCGTTGGAATGTAAAATCATTCTTAAGTGTGCTTTGAATTTGCTGTCGAATGATCTCTCTCCAGCTCATCTTAGGCTCAGTGAGTTCTTTGATCATGCGCTGTACATCGCTGGGCACGTTTCCTGCACCTGCCGCCTGTGCCGCTGAAATCATATTCTCCTTGATTTCGTCGCGAATCTTTTTCATTTCTTCTTTGCTGTACTTGGGACGCTTGCTTTCGCTACCGTTGCCTTCGGAGGATTCACCGTCGCCGTCCGCGTCATCTCCGTCACCGTCTTCCCAATCAACATGTTCGTCAAGCAGATTGCCCATTTGCTCCATCTGCTCGAGGAATTCTTCCATGTCTTCTTTGGCTTTATCAAACAGTTCGTCGTACACTTCCTCTGAAGTCCAACCGTCATACTTAAAGTCTTGGAAACAATCCACTAACTTGGGTACTTCGCCAATGCGCTCACGCACCAGTGTGTTGTTTACACAATAGTCTGCGGCAATGTTATACAGCATGGGAACTCTGTCTTCGCGGCGCATAAGGTGGTCGTATACACAGTGTAGGATTTCATGCGCAATAACAAACTCAATCTCTTTGTTAGACATTGCATTAAAGAACTGTGTGTTGTAGTACAGAAATCTACCATCAGTGGCCGCCGTAGGACACCAGTCGTCGCACGACGTAATCTGTAAACGTGTTGCCATGTTACCAAAGAACGGATGTCTCAGCAAAAGACCTACACGAGCTGTGATGACACGGTCTTTGACATCAACTCGCATCGCTGCAAGTTCTTCTTCTGTGATATCTGGATCTGGTTGGAAACCTTTTGCTTTACTGGCGGTGTCTTTGATGCTCATACGTGCTCCGGTGCTTACTATTCATATATAGTAACAAAAGAAATGTTGTTTGTCAAGTCAAGGGACGCAGGGTCCCTTGTGTTAGGACCCTTGTGCGGCTTTGATATACTTGCCATATCGCTCGTGGAATTCATCGAAGCAGTCTACAGCATCTGGATCAATAGGCAGGCTGTATTGTGTGAGCGCAAGTTTAATGCCCATAACTACCAGTTCAGTTTCAAAATTGTCCATCGCAAACCGCAGGAAGTGGTTGACTTTTTTGTCAAAGTCCTTGTCGTTTTTGTTGCAAGCGTCACGCAATTCATAGCACAAACTCACAGTAAGCGAATACATTGCGGAAATTTCTTTGGTCTTTAGCTCTTTGACCTTGCCCTTTAGGATATCTGTAGGATTAGGCAGTTGGCTTGCAATCTTGCGGTGCGCCATAAACTTCACAGCAACACCCTCTCCAACGGAGCCACTCACAAGATCTGTTGTGACTTCTTCGTCGACATCATCGTCCAGCAACTCGCTAACAAAACTCCACGAACGAGGCGTTGCGAACGAACGACTGGAGCCTTTGGGATCAAATGTGTACAGGTCTTGCTTGGCAAATGTCAGATAACCAACAACATCTGAGTGAATGTTGTTTGCGGTTGCCCAGTGAGACCAATCGTCAAAGTCCACTTCCATTTCCAAGTGAACAAAGCGGTTAGCCAACGGAGCAGGCATACGATATGTAACACCTTTGTCTGCTTCGCGGTTACCTGCCGCTACAATAAGAACGTTGTCTGGTAACTCGTAAGTACCAACCTTGCGGTTAAGAATAAGCTGATAAGCCGCCGCCTGTACAGCAGGAGCCGCTGAGTTCATCTCGTCCAGGAACAACACAATGTTGTCATACTGTGCCGCCATTTCTGCGCTTGGAAGTTCTGAAGGAGCACCCCACACCATCGTGCCGGAGTTGCTGTCAAAGTAGGGAATACCTTTTACGTCAGTGGGTTCCCACAAACTCAACCGAATATCAATGAGATAAGAGTTTGCAAGGCTGTTCGTGATCTGCTCTACAATCTCACTCTTGCCAATGCCCGGAGGTCCCCAAAGAAAAATAGGACGCTTCTTGAGAATGGCGTGCTTGATTGAAGCTTTTGCCTTGTTAGGCGTTACTGTGCGAGTATTTTCTGACATGTTGTACCCTTCTGTGTTGTCTATGTTCTACTATAGTAACATCTACACAGACAGTGTCAACCATTATCTTCCTGGTCTTGACGCATTGCCTTTGTGAGTCCGTACTTGCGAAGATCTCCTGAGAACATTGTGAGCTCTACAGCTTTCTTTTCATCAGTTACGGTAATCCATTTGTTGGTGAGATAATAAGGACAGTCTATAAATTTATCAAGATAAATTATGATCTGTGTGGTGATAGGTATATCTGGAGGGTATGGAATATCATATGTTGCGATTTCCAGTTCCTCTAGCACCTTGTATCCTGCATCTGTGAGGCGCAAACCACCCTCATCTTTTTCTCTGGTGTTTTGCCACCAGACTGGAAGATATTCTTTTACGGTGATATCGTTTGTGCTTTTACCTAATTGTTGCAGGAAGATTTTAGTATAGGTTTCTTTCCAGTTCATTCTTCTTCAACGTACTGTCCGTCTACCAGTTTGTACACCGCAAAGTCCTCACACTTGAACATGGTGTTGAGGCGATCTGCAAGATTGTGTGCGTGTCCTGGGTTAGAAAAAGAAGTCTTTTTGTATTTGGGACCAGGATAGTTTGTGAGCACGTTTGAGCTCTTTAGATTGAAGGGCTTGCCCTGATAGAACACAGCCCAGATAGCTTCCGCTTCAAGGATCTGTTCACATTTGTATGTTTTATTATCCGTGTGTTCAAGCAACACGGTGGGCTTAGGCCTGCTCATGGTGTGCAAATTTCCTTCATTATCCTGCACAGTATTTAGCATAATATCTTCGATTTTAGTCTTTGAAACCTGATCCGCCATCTATTTTTACCTCTATAACTTCCTCTGTTGTGCTGTTTTTTGTTAACAGCTTTTCTAGATCTCCATTTAATCTAGACATCACTAATCCTAATGTGTATGTAAGATTTTTTGCCTGTTGCATTGACAGTTTTATTTCCTTGGCATTGCTGGAGTCAGCCGCCTTGACCTGTTGTATAAACTGCTGTATTGGCATTGTGTTCAAGGGTTCATTTGACATTCCACAATGCCTCTTTCATTTCCGACTCTGTCTTGAAGGGTCCTTTGGAAACATATCGTTCAATGGTCAACAGCTTGGGACAAAAACTTTTCACCCATCCCTTGTCAAATTGAATGATGTAATATCCTGCACAGTACAAACTCTTGGATTTTGCCGACTTTGTAAACAATGGAAGATTTTTTTTGACATCAAACATTGTGTTGTGGGGAGTAACGCTTGTGGGGTAACCGTGCACTTCTTTTGACACACCGTTAGCACCGGCATCGCTCAGTGTAACACTTTTCTTTAGATCAATCCCCAAGAAGCGTTTCACTTGTTTTTTGTTGTCAAAGAATTTGGTCTGCGCAGAGTTTGAGAACACATACTTCTCATTGTCAAAAGCCAACGTACCGATGCGCTCCCCTTGATCTTCCACTATCCAAAATTTATCTTTCAATAATGCTTTTAGTTCTATCATTTTATATACCTTGCATTTAAGGGTTCTGAAAAGCTCTGTGCTTGATCGGCAATGCGTTGCATGTCCCATTTTGCACAAAACTTCATTAGCCGCATACCTACTTGGCTAATGTTTTTGGTCTCTACTGTATCGATTGTTTCGTTAATAATTGCCCTGATGTCTTCAGGTTGGGCGGTTAAATCACACAGGGTAACATTTCTACTGTAATCATCCAGTACCCGATGTTCTTCTCCGTTATGGTCTACCCACCGTTGTAGCATTAGATTGTTCCAATTAAATCCTTTGCTGGACTT